GGGGTCGGTGCAATCGCCCGCCACCCCGACGCCCCGCAGTCTGCTCAGCCCCGCCAGCGATGAGCACCGCCACCAGGCCCCGGCGCCCCGTGCGCCCACCGCTCACCCCGACCGAGTTGGGGCAGGAGTACGCGGTTACCCAGCGGATCCACTTCTACAACCCGACCCCGCCGTCCCCGCCGATCATCCCGTTCACACGCGAAGAGATGGGCGCCAGTCCCGTCGTATGGTCGATCCAGTGCCGCACCTGCTGGGGCTGGATCGACCATACGACGGGACTGGCGCCACTACACCCCCATCGACCTCGCCCACCCCGACGCTGCCTCCCTGCCGACCCACGTCGTCCCCGCCCGAACCAATCTCACCACTTGACGTGTCACTAGGTCAGCCGCTAGCGTCGTCTCCCGTGACCACATCAACGGCAACGTCCACCAGCCAGGACGTGAAGGAAATTCAGGACCGCAACGCCCAGGCCCGCGGCCGCGTCATCAAATCTGGATTCGACGCCACAGGCGAACCAGGCCATGAGTTCCTGCCCGGCGAGATTCCGGGCATCGTTCAGGCCGCCATGATGGAGCTGGTCGCGATCTGGCGCGAAGAGGCCGCCCACGTCACGCAGGCCAAGCGCAAGGGGCACGTGGGCATCGCGAAGGAGTACACCCAGGCGGCGGCCCGGCTGGCCGGCTTCGCGGTCGGCCTCACCTCCCGCCCGGTCCTCGCCCCGGACTACGCAGAGATCGGCGCTCAGGCCGCCGGATACGAGAGCCTGGCCGCAGCGAAAGCGGAGCTTGAGCCGCTCGACCATGAGCCACAGTGCGACTGCGGCCATCCGAACTGCGCGGCGTTGAGCCTGAGCGCGCCCGACCCGGCGGGCATCGACTTCGCCGCGGTCCAGGAAGCTGCGGCGACCGAGGCCATGAAGGAAGGCTGCAGCCACCCGGCCAGCGCCGTCTCGACGCTCAAGTCGGGCGCGTCACTGTGCACCCTGTGCCAGACCGAGATCGCCGCCAGCCCCGCCTGGGACCGGGCGACCAACGGGCCGCTGCCCGCACCGACCGGGGACCCGACCATGGACTACCTGACCGGTAAGACCGACGTCTACGACCCGAAGCCCCGCGCCACCTCGACTGAGGTACTCATCCTGTGCACGAAGACCCGCGGTTGCCCGAAGCATCCGGACATCCACTCGATCCACTTCGATTTTCCGCTTGAGCCGACGACGATCGAAGGTGAGGCCGTGCAGCCCAGCCCGTTCACCAGCCCGCAGCCCATCACCCCCGCTGACCTGCTGGCCAACCCTTTCTCGAGCCCCGGCGCGCAGCGACGCGACGTCAAACGTCTGACCTATCCCGAGCTGGGCCCGCTGATCGCGGCCACCTACCCGATCCCCCGACCGCACCTGTCGCACTCCTACGTTGAGTCGCTGGAGGGCTGCGGCCTGTCCGCCCTGCTGTCCGACGCCAGCAAGACCGGCGAGATCGGGCCGCGGCGCCCGTCCTGGTCGCTGGTCGGCGGCAGCGCGTTCCACCACGCCATCGAGCAGATCGAGCTGGCCGCGCTGGCGCTGGGCGGCGCGTCGCCTTCCGGTGAACTCGGCGACTGGCGCGAATTCTGGGAGACCTGCCTGAGCGCCCAGATCGACGAGACGACCGACGCCCTGGCCGGCACCGCCTACGCGCTCACCTCGACGTGGCACGTCGCCAACCGCGGCCTTGAAGGCTACGACTGGTGGCGCGTCGAGGGTCACGCCATGCTCGAGCGCTACCTGGCCTTCCACGACAACGAGTGGCGGGCGGCGCACGTCCTGCTGCAGGTCCCCGCGGACCTGGCCAACCCGGACTCGCCGCGCATCCCGGTGCTGGAGTTCCCGTTCACCATGGCAGCCGGCTCGACGGCCATCACCACCACCGGCTTCATCGACGCGGCGTGGATGGCCACCGGCCCGCAGTACCCCACGGCCACGCTCGAGGTGGTGGACTTCAAGACCGGCAAGAGCGCCCCGAGCGAGCACTTCCAGTTGGTCGAGTACGGCGACATCCTGCGCAAGCACCTGCCGCCCAACTTCGCTCTGCCGGTGGTCGGCCGGTACTGGCTGGCCCGGAAAGGCATCTACACCGACCCGATCGCGCTGGACGCCGACGCGGCCCGCGACGAGATCGACTATCGCTACCGGACTGCTGACCGGGCGATGCGCAACGCCGTCTTCGCCCCGCGCCCCTCGACGTTCTGCGGCAGCTGTAGCAGCGTCGACTACTGCCCGACCCAGGCGCCGCGTACCGGCGGTGCGTCGTGACTCGGGTGCGCGCGGTCACTCTCGCGGCCAACGTGCTGGCGCCGGCCAGCTTCATCGCCATCGGGTTCGCCGTCCAGCCCTGGTGGCTGTCACTCCTGGCTGGCCTGCCGATGCTGGCCGCCCTGATCTTCGCCTACGTGGACGGCATCAACGTTGGCCGCGCAGGCCAACGCGCTGTCACAGTCGCCACCATCGGGCCGCACGGCCTGTACCGCCTGGTCGGCCCGGACGGTATCTGGGTGGTCGCAGGCCTGGAGACCACCGACACGTCCGAGGCCACCCTGGTCCTGGTCGAAGAATCCGAATGGGAGCGTCGTCGTGACCGAAACGTCTGAATCGACCGAGTCCGAGATCAGCGTCAAGAATGATCATTTCGTCGGGTCCAATGGCGATTCTGTGGGTATGGTCCTGCCGCCGGTCGGCCCCATCCCCAGCGAGCAGGCCATTCGGCTGGCCGCGTGGCTGGTCATCTGCGCCGGCGACTACGACGCCAAGCGCTTCGCCGAAGTCTTCAGGGCGGTGAGCTCAACGTGATCCCCGCCGCGCTGGACCCCAACGCGCCCCAGAGTGGCCTGCCCGGACCGGCGGCGCTGATCTTCGCGCTCCTGCTGACCGGGGCGATCTTCCTGCTCGTCCGCTCCCGCAAGCGCCGCTAGTGGCCGAGCACCGCCCCGACCCGCGCCGTCCGCGCCCGCCGCCCAAGCCGCTCCCGCAGCGCAAGCCGCCGCCGATCCCACCGCGCCATCCAGCCGCGCCGAAACCGAAACCAGGTAAGTGATGCGGTGCCGCCGGCGCCGACCACCTGACCACTTGACACGTCACTAGGTCTCGCAGTAGCGTCGACCGCACACAGACATCGAACACACAGACGAAAGGCTCCATCATGACCAACCCGTTCAGCAGCCCGGCCGCGCCAGGCGCCCCCGATCCGGCACCGCGCCCGCGGGACTTGGTCGGCTGCCTGGTGGCCTACTCGCCGCGCGAGTTCACGAAGGCCGGAGCGCCCGGCAACGAGAAAGGCGTGGGCGGCAGCGACCCGCGCGATCGGGTCACCACCGACCTGATCCTGCTGGAGACGCCGGGCGGCGCGCCCATCGCGTTCGGCGGCAGCCCCGAGTGGGAGCAGGACCCGAAGCCGCACTACCTGCAGGTGGCCGGCCCGGCCAAGTTCGACGGCTGCTGGGTCAGCAACCAGACCATCGTCAACGCCCTGGCGCCCGGCGGCCAGCCGCTGGTCGGCCAGCTCATCCTGGGCCGCATCGAGCGCAGCGACTTCGGCCGCAAGCCGTTCAACCTGGTGGCGGTGGCCGGCACGCCGCTCATGGACCGGGCCATCCAGATCTATACCGCCCTGGCGGCCGGCGCGATCGCCTACAACGCGCCGGCACCCATCCCGGGCGTGCCGCAGCCGGTCAAGGCCACCGCGGCACCCGGCGCCCCGATGCCCCCTCAGGTGAACTACGGCTACACCCCGACCGCAACCCCACCCATGCCCCCGGCCGCTCCGGCGCCGGTCATGCCGCCCATGCCGACCGCGCCGCCAGTTCCCACGGCCCCGCCGGCGGCCGACGCGTTCGCGGCCTGGCAGGCCCAGCAGTCGCAGGCTGCTCTGGTCAACGTCGGCTTCACGCCGGTCCCTGCCGCTCTCCCTGTCATGCCGCAGGCGCCCGCCCTCGAGCCCCAGCTGGTCGCGTCCGGCTGGACGCCCGACAACTGGGCCCAGCTCAACCCGGACCAGAAGTCGCAGGTGCGGGTGTCCGTCGGCCTGCCGCCGTTCTAGCCCTCTGACCCGCGCCGGCCCGTACTCCCGTGCGGGCCGGCGCGACACTGGCCATGTAGCTCAGCTGGTAGAGCGCCGACACCTGGGACCGTGAAGGCGGTGCGTTCGGTGCGCGTGGGTTCGAATCCCACCGTGGCCACGCTCACAGCGACAGATCTCAACGGGGAAGGCATCACGGCGAGAGGATGACCGACATGTTGCGACTGATAGTCCTGATCATCACGCACCTGGCCGTGTTCGCCTGCGGCATCGGCATGACCCTGGTAACCCTGCGCGGGCGAGCTAAGGCGCTCGAGTTCCGCAAGCACCTGCTCGACACGCACGAGATGTTCCTGGACCTGCGGGCCGACCAGCTCGTGCCTGCGCCGCTCACCGGCGAGGCCGCCACGATGCCCGGTCGCCACCGGCGGCCGCAGGGCGCCCGGTCCATCGTGGCGCTCACCGCGGTGCAGCCGGCCGTCGCGACCAAGCCCCGCCCGTCCCTGGTAACGATGGGGCTGGCCGACGCGGTGGCGCAGCTGGCTACCGACCGGGCCCGCCGGGTCCAGGAGCACCGCCAGTTCGTCGACCTCATGGCGTGGGCCAAGCGCACGGCCGGCGTCCAGGTCACCCGCCAGCGCCCGAGGCTTAGCCAGGCAGGATGACGGACAGGCCGACCAGCACCAGGCCCAGCCACCCCCAGCCGAACCAGCCGACGATCGGGCGTGGTGTCGCGGCAGGCGCTCCGGCGAACGCGGCCACGCCCCAGCAGAGGGTGGCGAAGATCCACAAGATCATGTCCAGTGTGCTCATGGCCAACCCCTACCCCGCCACATCGAGCACCTAACCTGGGTCCCGTGTCGCCCGATCCAGACCGGCACGACAAAGGCGCCGCCCAGTCACAAGCTGGGCGGCGCCCGCAGTCCGTTACCCCGTCAGCGGTCCAGCGCGGAGCGCGCCGACGCCGCGGCCAGCACGGTGCCGTCGCGGAGCACGGACTCCTCCCGGCCGGCCTCGGTCAGCGCCCAGGCGTCCCCATCGCAGACCGGCTCGATGAGCCGGTGCCCCCACTGCAGCGACCGCAGCGTTCGCGTCGCCGCGCTCGAACGTCCGGTCTCGCGGATCTCGATGAGGGCGAGCATCTGCATTCCGCTCAGCCTTGTCATGCCCGAGCTCGCCGGGCGCGCTCGGCACGGTTGCGGGCCTCACGGCGCACCGGGTCACAGATCTTCTTGACGCCTTCGTGCGAGGTATAGCCGCTGGCCAGCATGATCTCAACCCAGGTCGCTCCACCGGTCCGCATGGCCTGCATCTGGCCGGCCAGCTCGTCCTCGACCTCGGCCAGCTGCGCGAGCAGGGCCCGCCGCTCTTCGCCCAGCAGCCGCGCGTTGCGCGCGGCCTGGACGGCCGCCTCTTCGTGTTCGGTCAGTGTCGTTGTCATGGCTGCCACCGTAGCGCTACGCGCGTCACCGCGCCAGCAGCCACGCGAGAAACCACGAGTGTCGGGAACCTGACAGAAGAACTCGGCCCCGGACCCCCTTGACAGGTTGCTACGCGTGGCGCCACGCGTTATACTTGAGGTAGAGCAAGGGAGAACTACAGACGAACCGGGGCTCCGCCCCGATCGAAGGCCAGGGAGATCAACCCGGGCACGCGGTCGGCAAGCCAGAGAACCAGCCCGGGGAGACATTGAATCCGACGCAAACAGTCGAAGCGCCCGGCCACGGGCGAGCAGCGCGAACGCCAGCGACACCGGCGCGACGCAGCAGCGAAACGTGGCCAGCCCGGTGGAGCACCTGTGGTTCTCCCAAACCCGCTCCACCGGGCACGCGGAACACGCCGCCATAGCTACTGGGAGGTAGCCATGCACCGATTCGAGAGCAAGTGCGCCACGTGCGACCAGCGGATCACCACCAACAACGGTGGTGCGAGCTGGAAGCACGACAAGGCGCCAGCCGAAAAGCACCACGCGCACGCGCACGGTGTCATGACGCAGCTCTGATCGGAGGGAGCGAGAGGGGGCCCGGCCCCGGCACCGAGGTTCAAGCCCTGGCGCTCCACGTTGTTGGCAGACCAAGGGGCTCCGGCCCCGGGCAAACTGCCCGCCACCCGAGGCGTAACGACGGGCGTTGCCAGGGGCGTACGACAACTGCCTAAGGGAAACCGATCCCGCCAAGTGAGTAGGGGATGGTGCAGGGCCCACGGCCCGGGTTACGGACTAGCGGCAATCGGGAGCGAGCCCCGACGTGACACGCGGAACTATCCGCCATGAGCGTTGGGAGACGCGAATGAGTGAGACCGAAAAGACCTATCCGCTGCTGTTCAGCTCGCCGCGCCGCGTGCCGCAGAACGGCACCTGGCAGGGCCAGATCCCGACCGACCAGCTGTGGCTGTACCTCAACGAAATCGAGATTGCCCACTGCCACGGCAGTGCGGTCGAGCCCGACGCGTGGGGAAAGCTGCTCTGGATCTCGGAAAGCCCCGCCCAGGGCTGGGACGTCTGGCTGGGGTGCGACCGGGAGTGCAAGCTCCAGTCGTGCTTCGGCGAGAGCACCTACGCAGTACGGATGATCTGATCAGGCCGGCCGGGCACCTCATCGTGGGCCCGGCCGGCGCCATGCGGCCGCTGGTCGCAGTTGTCGGTCACGAGTGTTGGGAGACACCATGACCAAGGAAAAGCTCGAGCTGCGCTACTTCACGCGCATGTGGATCGTCGTCACGGTCGCCACCCTGATTGGCCTGGGTATCACCATGACCCTGAACGTGATGCACGCCCCCGCGAATCTCGGTGCCCAGATCGTTGGCGGCACCCCCCCTCTGTTCGTGCTGATCTGCCTTGAGCTGGTCAGCCGGATCCCCAGCACCCACTGGTCGGTCTCGATCGGTCGAGTCGCTGCCACGGTCGTCGTGGTCGGCCTCGCGGGTTGGGTCTCGTACGGTCAGCAGCGCGCGTTCATCCTCGACCTTGGGTTCGAGGCCGACCACGCACGGCTGTATCCCATCATCATTGATGGAGCGATGGCGGTTTGCGCCCTGTCGCTGGTCGAGGTCTCCCGCAAGGTCCGGCAGCTGCGCCCGCTGGTGATGGCCCAGGCCGATCCTGCGCCGGTCCAGCAGGTGCCGGTGACTCCGGCGGTCATCAAGGCCGAGATGGACGGGCAGCGGTTCAGGGAGGCCGCCGCGGTGCTGGCCCGGGAGTCGAAGGTGGCGGCGCTGAACGGGAAGCCGGTCGAGGTCCCCGCGCACGTCGAAGCCGCGTAGTTCAGCCAACCACGAAGGAGCCCCGCAGGCCCGGTCACCCGGCGTCCTGCGGGGCTTTTTTGTTGCCTCACCGAGGTCTCTTTGGCAAGAGACCTCGAGCCTACGCGGCGGCCAGGGCCAACCCGGTCCGGTCGCTCACGTTGCCCGACCAGGTCTCCCCGTTGTTGCAGGCGTTGGCGTAGCCGTACTCGAAGGTGCCGAACCGGTTCCCGGTCACCCGGACCCGGTCGATCGTCCCCTCGCGCCCGCAGTACAACACATAGGTCCCGCCGGCGAGCAGGTTGCCCGAGATCGTCACCCGCGCGTTCTGCGAGCCGCCCTCATCCCACATGATGATGGCCGAGGTCGCGCCGTTGGCCGGACCGACGTTGATCGTGTTGTGCTGAAACACGATGTCGCTGGCGCCCTCGTTGAACTGGGCGCCGTCGGTGTGAGCGCCGCCCTGGCCGCCGTTCATGTCGTGGATCCAGGAGTCGACCACCGACACCCGGCCGGCCACGTTCAGACCGTTCTCGCAGCGCGTGATCTCCACCCGCAGCAGGGACAGGTCGGTCGACCCGAAGCCGGTGCCGTTGGTGCCCGCGCAGGTCAGCGTCGAGTCGATTACGGCCAGCCCGGTCGCGAAGTTGCGCACGCCCCAGAAACAGCCGCCCGCGTTGAACACGACATTTCGGAACGCAGCCGTTGATCGTGGTGTTGGCGACGACCTGGCCGGCCACCGTGAAGGTCCGGTTACCGCTCAGTACTGTCCCCGCGGCCGCCGAGCTCGCCCCGGTCGACATCGCGTCCGGGTACCCGCAGCGCCCCGGCGCCGCCTGACAGTTCGTCTGCGGCCCAGTTGGCGAGGCCGTCGGTACGGGCGTCGAGGATGGCGAAGTCGAAGCGCTCGAGCTCGGGCTGGCAGTCGATGAAGACGGACTCGCCGAGGGGCTGGCCGTCGGCGTCGAGCTGGGTGATGCGGAGGAGCTTGCCGGTGATGATGGGGTGCCTCCCGGGGGGTCGCAGTCGAGGACGAAGCCGCCGTTGGCCTTGTCGGTCTGCGTGCAGTTCAGCCCGCGGGCTGCGAGCTGCTGCGCGGCGGACGCGTTGGCGCCGGTCGAGAGCACGGCCACGCCGGCCAGCGCCAGCAGGACAACGAACGCGACCAGAGCCGCGGCGAACTTCCAGCGGTACATCGTTGGAGCATTCATCTGCCCGACGGTACGGCCGGCCACTTGACGCGTCAAGTGGCGTCGCACTCAGACCTCGTCGAACGTGCCGGCCTTGACCGCGGCCACGAAGGCCACCCACTCCTCGCGGGTGACGCGCAGCTTGTCCAGCGGCAACTCGCTGGAGCGCAGCGCCACCGTGCCCGTGCCGATGGCGGCCACCTCGACGCAGGCGTTCGACTCGCAGTCCGCCCCGGATCCACTTCACTCGGTCAGACCTTCGGCATCGGTGAGGCCCGGCCCGTCCCCGGTCACCGCGTTGACGGCCAGGCCCTTGAGCACGCCCAGCACCGCGCCGCCGCCGAACGCGGCCGGCACCGTCCACCACGGCAGGCTGACCGCCGGCAGCGTGCCGCCGCCCCAGGCCAGCAGCGCCGCCTGGGCGCCGGTGCTCAGCGCCCGCTCGGCGGTGGCCTTCCAGAACGCCTTCGACCAGATCACGGCATGCCCCCAGAGTTGTTGTCGGAGTGATGTGTGCCATCGGACAGTAGCGAGGGCGGCGACGGAGCGGCGAGCACCACGGCGTGGCTGGCCAGGTGGCTGGCCATGCTGGCCTCAAGGCGGTTCAGCGAGTCGCGCATCGAGCCGCCATGGTTGGGCTTGAACTCGGCCTCGACCGCGGCCATGCGCACCATCATGCCCGGGCGCTCGGCCACGCCAGGGCGGCCAGGCTCGCCAGACCAGTCTTCGGCGAAGAGTCGGAACCGCTCCATGGTGGTGCGCAACGGCTTGACCACTTTTGTCCAGGCCAGCGATGCCGTGGTGATGACGCCGCCGAGCGCGCCCAGGCCCGCGGCCAGGACGGACGCGTCAACGGTGATCTCCATAACTCAGCTGGTACCCAGTTTGGTCTTGTCCAGCTCGGACCTGACGATCGTGCGGACCTCGGCCGGGCTGGCCCCGGTCCCGCCGCCCGAGCCACCGCCGGTCGGCCACGCCACCGGCGCGCCGACGTTGTACTTGCCCGACGCCGGCACGCTGACGCCGTCCGGCAGCTGCACGAGCGGGACGGCCGAATAGGCCACGTCGTTGGGTCCATCGAGCCCGAACGCGGCCATCCGTCCGTCCGGGGCCGAGTAGCCGGGAACCAGGTAGATCGAGCCGTCGCCGGCGCCAGAACGGACTCTGTGCATGGGGTCCCCCTCGAATTGTGGTGGTGGCAGGACGTCGACAATGTCGTTGAACCGCCATGGCGCGTAGCCCGAGCTGATCGCCTTGATGGCGTGGTGCCATGGGCCTTTCCGGCCCCCGGCCTGCTCTGCGATGAACAGCCCGGTTGCCGTCCACTCGATGAACAGCTGGACGTGGCCCGCGTTGCCGCCGGTGCCAGGGCCCAGATTGCCGATCAGGTCGCCGGGTCGCAGCTCGCTGGCCGACCCCAACCGATGGCACACGGTTGGCAGATTGACGGTACTGAACCCGTAGCCGGGCAGGCCGAGACAGTACGCGATGTAGCCCGAGCAGTCGGGGCGGGCGCCCTTGTGAGGCGGGCCCGCCTGGCTGTAGTCGACCGTGGCGTCAGGTGCCCACTCGTAGGACCGGGCCACGACCTCGTCCCTGGTGATCGGCATGAGCGCACGGTATCAAGCACTTGACGTATCAAGCAATGAGCGCGCCGGTCAACGAGCGGCGGCCGCCTGCTCCCACGCGTGGATCCAGTGCCAGATCGAGGCCTCGTACGTGAGCTGGTGATCGCGCACCGCGGCCCGTCCGCGCTCGGCCTGCTCTTCTCGCGCGTGCGGTGACAGCGCCAACGCCTTGGCCTGGCGGTACCAGTCGCCGGGCCCCTTGGCCAGCAGGCCCACCTTGGTCAGCTGCTGCAGGCGGCGGTACTCGGCGCGCGGCGAGCCGATCCACGGCACGCCCAGGGCCATGTACTCCAGCGGCTTGAGCCAGGACTTCGCCGCGTTGAAGCCGGTGTCGGCCAGCGGTGCGAGGCCCACCCCGAGCGTGGCCACGCCGATCGGCCACTCTTCGAAGGCCAGGTCGCCAGTAGTGGCCACCTGGTCGGCCAGCGCGTCTTCGACGCCCAGCGCCCGCCGCAGGCCGTCGTCGCCCGGGCGCAGGTGGTAGTCGGGCCCCGCCCCCCAGTACTCGATGCCGTCGCGCACCAGCCGCTGCACCGCCGGGCCCAGCTCGGCCAGGTCGGTCGGATGGGAGTGGATCGACCCGCCCCAGCCCACCGAGGCGACGCCGGCGGCCGGCGGCCGCTTCACGTCGAGGTAGGCGGCCGGCACGCGGTTCTCCAGCACCAGGCCGCGCCCGTGCGGGGCGTAGGTACGCAGCAGGGCCGGCGACGACACGGTCACCAGGGTGGCGTCGAGGCAGGCCTGCATGGCGTTGCGCGAGTTGTGCAGCGGCGATCCGGTCTTGGCGTGGAAGCCCCAGAACGCCGGGTTGTTGGGGTCGATCTTCGTCAGGTCATCGTCCATGTCGATGACCACGGCCACCCCCCGCGCGCGCATCTGCGGGATGGCCTGGGCCAGGGTGCCCATGGCGACGCGCTGCAGCACGATGACGTCGGCGTCGGGCGGGTAGGAAAGATTGACCAGTTTGCCGGTCCGACTGTCCACCTCTCCGCCGATGCCGGTCCGGTCGGCGGGCATCACCAGCCGGACGTCAGCGCCCGCCGCCCGCGCAGCCCGGGCGGGGAACCCGAGTCGGTAGAAACCCGCAGCCATACGCGTCGGCTGGGTAGACGTAGACGACGGTCATGGCTGCTCAGATGCAGAGCGCAATGGTCCCCCGTTCAGATCATTGAGACGCGCGAACTCGCCCCACGCTTCAAGCGCAGCCGCGTTGTAGGCTGCGGCGGCGCTGTCCTCGCTGTCGAAGCGGCCGAGCCCGCGCGTCTTTCCGTTGACGTGGATGTACGCGGCCCAGCGATCGCGCGACCTGTCCCAGCAGACCCCCTTGTGGCGCGAGCTGGTGCCCTCTCGCCTGCGGTCAGGCTGACGATTACCGCCGTTCTGACTGCGAGAGCAGAGCCTCAGATTGACCGAGCGATTGTCTAGCTTGTCCTGATTCCAGTGATCCACGCTCGTTTCTGGTCCTGCGCCTGCGATCAACCGATGTAAGTACATGTGGAGCTCACCCCGCTGAGCCATGACGTAGCCATTCCCAAGCAAGCGCCAGCGCCATGCCGACACCAGCGCCTCATCCGCCTTGTCAACGATGGCCACGGCTGCGACCTCGCCGCCTCGGTAGACCGGAATGCGAGCCACGTTCATCCGGCAATACTACCGCGAGTACACCCGCACCCGTAGGCGTCGGCTGGGTAGACGTAGACGATCATGGAATGTCAGCGTCCTCGGCCTGACTCGTCCCGGCCGGTCGCCTGATTGAAGGCGATGCCCTCGCGGGTGAGCGTGCCCCCGACGCGCACCATCTCGTCGATCGAAGGGTCCGGCTCGGCCCGACACTTCGGAAGCACGGTCGGCATGACGCCGACGCCGAGCAGCCGCACCAGGTGAACGGCGCTCGGCGCGCCGAGCGCCGTTCACCTGGTGCGGCTGCTCGGCCCGGGCAATCTGGGCCACCTCGTCGGGGGTGTAGCTGACGTCGGCCGGCCCGTGGATGTCCCACTCCTGAACGCTCATGCGACAGCATCACCCTTCGTCGGCAGGCCACTGGTGTTCTGGGCCACCCCGTTGATCGAGCGGTGGCGCCAGAGCCACGTCTTACGGACCAGGTGCGAGATCTTCGCGCCGGCGTCGCGGCAGCCGAGCGTGAACGCGAAGTCCTCGCCGCCGTTCTCCTCGCCGCGTTCCAGCGGGCGGAAGCCGACCTGCTGCGCCAGCTCGGTGCGGACCAGGGTGGTGACGGTGGTCTCGATCGGGTTGTCTGGATCCCACGGGGACAGGTAGTGCGTCACCGGGAAGATCGGGTCGACCTCGAGCACCTGGCGCCGACCGCCGCCGAAGTCCTGCATGATCTTGAACCAGGAGTAGACGAAGTCGGCCCCGGTGTCTTCGGCGTGCGTGAGCAGCTGGCGCAGGTGCCGGGGCAGGAACACGTCGTCGGAGTCCAGGAAGGCCACCCAGTCGGTGCGGGCCATCATGAGCGCCCGCTGGCGCGTGGCGGCCGCCCCGTCGCCGTCCCGGTCGATGGCGATGCAGTGCGCGTCAGGCAACAGGGTCTGGATGTGGACCGACTGCAGGCACTCGGCGAAGAGGCCGTTGGTCAGTCGGGCAGGGTGAACGGGGGTGATGACGGAGATCGTGGGGCGCTGCATCGCGTACCTCTCTCGGTTTGCACCGGCGTGGTCGGCGCCGCCGGTGGTCGTGCCTCTAAGTGGCCTCGCCGGATCTCCAGCCCAGCGCTCCGACCGCCACGTTCAGGTGCCGTGCGGGTCCAGCGCCCAGGTGGCCCAGGGCAGGTTGGCGTTCCAGCGCAGCGACTCGGCGTAGGTGCGGATGATCGGCGGCAGAGACAGCTGGTCCTGGTGCGACCAGCGCACGTTGTCGCACCACCATGCATCGCAAACGCCAAGCACGGCTGAAGTGTGCCGCCGCACCATGTGGCCGGTCGCGAAGAGGCCCCAACCGCGCGGGTGACCGCTGGCCTCGATGGCTGCGATCTGGCGCTTCATCGCCTCGACCGAGTACCGGCCCCAGCAGACGGCCGAGGTGTAGGCCTCTTCGGTGTACACGCAGTCCCGCCACGGATGGCGCATAAGCGACCACTCATCATCGCCCAGGGCTGCGACATTCTTGGCCACCCACTCCGCGCCGGAACCGATCAGCCGCATGTTGCCGTCGATCCAGATGGACGCGTCGATGTCGTCCAGGCCGGCCTCGGCGACCGCTTCGAATGGGTGCGTCTTCCAGAACTTGTGGGCCAGCATTGGCACGGTCACGGCCAGGTCCCCGTTGGCGGGGTCGGCCGTGAACCGCTGATAGACCGAGTCGTCGAACACGGCCCGCCAGCCGGCTGCGTCGCACTGCTGGGCGATGGACTCCTGGTCGGTGAACATGATGGCCGGAATGCCCAGGTCGAGCGGCAGCGGCTTGACGGTGGCCTCGTACGTGCCGTAGATCGCACTGACCAGTGCGATCTTCACAGTTCACGCCGCCATGGCGCGATGATGCCAGCGAGGATGCAGGCCACAACGATGGTCGCAGCCAGGACGAGCCAGAAGACGAAGCGGTCGGCCGACCACGCCCAACCCAGGGTGGCGCCAGAGCCGAGCGCCAGTGCACCCACCAGTACCAGGAGCACCCCCCAGCCGCCGTTGCGACCGCGCCGAGGGATCTCCTGGTCGATGTCGATGGGCGTGTTCACCGGCGTGGGAAGCCGGACTGGTACTCGCCGACGAACGGCACGCCGCGGTACGACTCGACGGTCTCGCGCAGCGCCTCGGTCCACAGGTTCCCGTCGTGCTGCGCCCGGACCATGTCGCGCGGGTGCCAGTCGAGCAGGTCCCAGCCCAGGCCGGTGGCCGCCACGTTGGTCGGCGTCTCGCCGATGCGCATGGGCTCGTAGGCGATGCCAGCGGACGAACCGGTGATCTTCAAGACCTCTTCGGCGATCTCCCGCACGGTGACCTCGATGCCCAGGCCGCCGTCGAAGACCTCGTCGTTGCCGAAATTCACCGCGTCGACCAGCATGCGCGCCACGACGCTGACCGGCACCGGGTCCACCAGGGCCGACCCGTCGCCCCAGATCGGGATGGGCTCGCCGTTCCAGGCCGCGATCGAGAACGTCGGGCCGAACTTGCGCGGGTGGCCGGGCCCGTACGCCTGGCCTGGCCCGTGGGCGTTGTAGGCGATCACGTGCGAGCTGCGCAGCCGGCCGGCCGCGGTCATGGCCGAGGTGATGCGGTGGGCGGCCACCTTCGTGGCGCAGTAGATCGAGGGGAACACGTCGGGCACCAGGATGCCGACGTAGTTCGCGTTGTTGCGCGAGCACCACTCCGCGACCCGGTACGACCCGAGCACGTTCTTCTCGATCGCGTCGGGGATGGTCTCGAACAGCTCCATCGTGCCGAGCACGCCGGCCAGGTGAATCACGGCGTCGGGCGCGAACGCGTCCATCGCGTCGAGCGGGCCGAGGATGTCGTTGCCCTCGCGCTTGTCGAAGAACGCGACCTCGTGGCCGGCCCGCTCCGCCCAGTCGCGGACGTGGGACCCGATGAAGCCGGCGCCGCCGGTGATGAGAACTTTCATTCTATTTTCCCCATTTCCGGGCTATGGCCCCTAAGTCGTTTTTGTCGTACTCATGGTGACACGACGAGCACAGCGCGATCCAGTCGTCTAGGTCGCGCTGGTACTGGCGACTGCGATTGGCCCACTCGATTCGCCGCTTTCCGTCGCAGGTTCGCTCGGGCACGCCGCAATGTTCGCACCGCCCGGGTGCGCCCCGGTGGTAGAGCACCCAGAGGTGGAGCGCGCCGTATCCGACATCGTCGCCCTTGAAGGCGTGGTGATCGCCGCCGGTTGGCATCACTCCAACGGTGCCCGCGTTCCAGGGGCGCGCGCCCGGCTGGAACTCAGTCTCGGGCGACGGTCGCTGTCCAGGCTTGAATTCCGTGGCCAGCGACAGTCGCAGGCCCTTCATTCCCGCGCTCCATGGCACATGGCCACGTTTGAAGCTCGTGGGGTTCTCCCGGTGCTTCTGGTACGTGAGTCCAGTCGGGCGCACCCTGAACCGATACATGCAGGGGCGACCGCAGTACCGGCCACGCCCTTCCGCGATCCGCTCGACGGTTGTGGCGAAAGCGCTGCCGCACTGGCAGGTCACCTCGACCGCCGTGGCCATGTGCTACTTCCCCTTACGGGTCTGGGCCAGTTCGGCCGCGATGTCGGCCAGCACCTTGTCGGGCTGGGCCGCGTTGGTGCGGGCCAGGATCTCGTCGGGCACGTAGTGGCGCGCGTGCCAGTCGGCGGCGATCCGGTCGTATTTCTTCCCAAGGGTCACGTCGTTGACGTTCAGGCCGGTCACGACCAGCGCACCGGTCGGAGCCACGTCGACCAGGCGCAGGTCGAGATCGGGCTGGTACTCGGCCAGGACGGCCGGGATCTTGAAAACGTCGCCGGTCCAGTCGCCCGGCGGCTGAACGCGCCACGCGATGTCCTGGCTATAGGGCAGCACGTCGTCGAACACCACGATGGTGTCCGGACCGGAGTGGCGCTGGACGTAGATGAAGTCCCGCAGCGCGTCCTCGAAGAGGTGCGATCCGTCGATGAACGCCAGGTCGATGGTCGGCCGCTCGCACGACATGCAGCCGAAGTAATCGTCGGCGGTCTGCTCGAAGAGACGCTGATTTGGTCGGCGGAACTGCTGGGCGAAGTGGTCAAGGTGGGGGTCAATGCCGATGGCCACCCCCGCTGCCTCGGCCAGGGCCAGCGACCCGCCGGTCTGCACGCCGACCTCGAGGTAGGTCTGCGGCTTGACGATCTCGTGCAGTCGGGCCAGGAACTGGTGGCGGGTGAGCTGCGGCGGTGCGACAAGAGGCCCCATGGTCGGTGACGGTATCAGATGACCACGTGACACGTCACCATGCGCCGCACCTCAGCGCAGCCTGGCAGATGCGCCCCCATCACATGCGGGGCGCTCAGGTTCTCGCGGCACGTTCCACACAGCACCGGCCCGTCCGAGCGCAGCCGCCGAGACCCGTCGCATACCGCGTGCGCGGCCGGTGGGAGGTGCCGCCAGGTCAGCGAATCGCGGGCTAACTGCAGCGTCTCCTGGGTCACCTCGTATCGAGCCGCAAGCGCCTTGGTCGTCTCTCGGCTGGCCCGGATGGCCAGCACCGCAGCCTCGGTGAGTACCGCCCGGCGGGTCATGACATGACCCGCTCGGCCCAGGGCAGCGCCAGCCCGTCACCTTCGCGGCGCGGCACCACGTGCACGTGGAGATGGAAAACGGTCTGCGTGGCCGCTGCACCTTTCGACGTGATCAGATTGAACGCGCTCAGGCTCATTCCGTCTCCCATCGCTGCGGCCCGCGCCATGACCGCGCCGGTGACGATCGGATCCTCGGCAGCGTCGCGGACGTGAGCCACGGGGATCACGAGCCGGTGGCCGGCCACTACGGGGTGGTGAGGCTCGATCGCGATGGCGTCAGGCCACTGCGCTACGACCAGCGCCGGCGCGTCGCCGCGCACGATGGCACAGAACGCGCACGACCGAACCCCGCTCACCACGGCCGCCAACCGTTGTACTTGTCGACGAACCGCTGCGAGTCGACAGCGACCTGGCCGGCCATGCGTCCGGTCCAGCCGTCCGGCACGCGATTGGGAACGGGGTGGTCGCCGATCTGCACCATTCCGCCGGCCGCCCGGGCCTGCAGGTCAAGGTCGGTGTCCCCCCACCAGTACTCGAATCGGACGTCGGGCCGGACCGGGCTGACTGGGTCCAGGATCCAGGCCCACCCCGGCATGCGCTCGGACACCAGCGAGTCGGGCGCGGTCTTGACCCGGGGCGGCCCACCGAACCCGAACGGCGTCGGAGCCGAGCAGCCGACCACCGCGCCGGTCTCGCGCATGGCCGTGGCCACCGCGTCGAACCAGCCGGGAGGCGGCGGCGCGTCGTCGCAGAGCACGGCGACCAGCGGCCCGGTAGAGAGGTTGGGCCTCCCCGGGCCGGGCCACCCGCCGTTGCCGAACGCGGTCAGCGACATCTCGATGCCCAGGTTCCAGAGCCTCGAGATGTTGGGCGGTTGCTGCTCGTCCCGGACCACCGCGGTGACCCAGTCGCAGCCCTGCTCAGACGCGCCGGAGTGGTAGTCGCGGAAGTCGACCGGCGGTGAGCTGGCGTTGTCGATGATGATGACCATGTCGACCTGCGGACCGATTGCGCACCACGTCTCGCGCAGGTGCTCCGGCCGGTCGTGAGTCAGGATGACGGCAAAGCGGTTCATGCGCTGACCGTACCAGCGAGCACTTGACGTGTCACTAGGTCAGAGCGCCGTCGCGTTCAGGAAGTCTGCGGCCTCACCAATGTATCGAACGCGCAGGAAAGCGAGCCGATTGGACGCGCCGGCAATCGCCACGGTACCCGCGAGCGGCGAGGACAGGGTCAGCACGGCGACAAAGGCGATACTTGCGCCACTGGTATTTTTGACGATGGCCGAGCCCTTGCATGTGGAGCCGAAGCCGGCCACCGAAGACATGGGATGGCCGGAGTTGGCCCGCACCACCGTGCCGGCGACGCTGGTGCGTCTGATCTGAAAGTTGGCGAAGTTGCCCCCGACGCTGCCCCCGACATCCGCTTCGTAGTCGATCTCGTAAGCGCAGCCGTTCAGGAAGTTGACCAGTCCGGTCCCGAGTATCGAGGTTTCACCACCAATGGCTGCGCTGTCTCCTGATGCCGCGGTCCATCCGACCGTGGTGCCGATCGGTGGCGGCGTGTCGTCGCCCACGACCAGGCCGACCACGTAGTTGGCCGAGGGCGGTACGCGCATGATGTAGACCCGCTGACCGACGTACAGGCTGCCGATCATCGGGATCACGCCGATGGGCTCAGTGTCGGCGTCGACCAGCGCCTGCACCGGGTCGGTGCTGGTGATCTCGGCTGGGCGGATCCCCCAGGTCAGGCCGAGGCGCTCGGCATTGTCTTGGAGGGCCTTGATGCGCGCGACCTCTTCGCCGCCCCCTGGCTGCCCCATCAGGCCACGCTCCCTGGACCGTAGGACCGGCGCAGCGTGTGCACCATGGCCTCGCCCATGACCAGCGGCATGGTCCAGCCCAGCTCGAGCCAGTTCTCACCCTGCCAACGGATCACGCTGTACCCGTCGTGGCGCGGGTCGGCCGGCGTAGACAGCACGACCTGCTCAAAGATGGCCTGCCGCTGCACCAGGCCCTGCGCCACCGCGGCGGCCTGCCCTGCGTCGGACAGCTGCAAGTCCAGGGTTTTCGACCTGATGAAGCCAATGTTGGGGATGGAGTTGGGCGCGTTGACGGCCACGTCGGCCACCCCGACCACCGGCGACGCGCCAGATTTGGCCGCGTTGCTGATCACGACGAAGCGGTTCGGGGCGGTCAGCAACTCGTCGGTCTCGACGATGTCCTGGCGCAGGACCCGGTAACCGCGGTCGAAGTCGAGGTCGGGCACTCGGGCGGCAGGATCGAACGTGCGCCGGAAGCGCAGCACGCCGTGGTTGTCGAACCACGGCGACCAGTAGTCACCGACCTGGGACAGGGTCTCGAGCACCTGCCCGCGGCCGGCGCCCCGAGCCCACGAGTTCGCCGACTCAAACGACGACTGCTCGACGTCGAACACGATGGGCAGGCCGGACAGGACCGCGGTCAGCACGCTGGAAACCGGCACACCAATGCCGGAGATGCCGGCCTGGATCTCCTGGTCGACCAGCAGCATCTCGTCGGTAAGCACGGGCTGCGCCAGGCGCCCGCCGGTGGACAGGCGACGCGGGTTGTCCGACCACATGTAGCGCCCGAGTGGCCAGTCCCCATCCGCCCGGTCCGGGTTGGGCGCCCCGGGGATGGTCATGAAGAGCAGGACCCGGTCGACCAGGGCGTTCACCGCGGCGGTGTCGCTCTTCCCGAGCGACATGTTGAGGGTGCGCTTGGTGGTCATCGAGGTGTCGTGAGTCAGGCTGGCCCCGCGAATGGGCGTGATGTCGTCCAGGTGCTCACCGGTCACACCGTTGATGAGCTCGAAGCGGTAGGTGGCTTGCATCTGGCCGACGGCAGCCGAGAGGTCGAGTTCGGGGGCGCGCTGGTCGGTGACGAGCAGCCGGCCGCCTGGCCACGCCGACCCGATCCCCGGCGGCGCGGTCACGGGTCGACCGGATACGGGGTGCGGGTGGTCTCGGTGATGTCCAGGCGGGCCATGTAGTTCTGGGCGTCGTTGCGGGCGCTGGTGGTGGGAACGCGCACGTTGGCGAACCAGCGGTTGCCTCGGCCGTCCCGGACGCAGACGTAGGGGAGTTGGGCCCAGGCCAGGTCCCGGATGGTGGTGGCGTCGGCCAGGCTGGGCAGTGCGATGGCACCGGCCTGCAGCAGGACGTTGCGACTGAACTCTTCCAGCCCACGTTCGGTGCCGTGGAAGGCCACGCGACCGTCCCGCCCGTACATGGGCTGGAAGGTGACCATGTCGCCCTCTGGCAGGTCGAACGTCTCGTTTGGCGTGTTGTCCCACTGCATGACGTAGGCCGCGTTGTGCGCGCCGGTCTGGTCCGCGTTGCTGGTGAAGATCAGCGCGCCGGAGGTGTCCCCGTTGCAGCCGCCGGTGACGCCCGGGGCCGGCGGCGCGCCGGACACGTACAGGGACCAGGCGCCGGCGAAGTTGTAGGCGTTCAGCGCCCGGATCCGGTAGACCGCGGTCGTGCCCACCCTGGCCTCAAAGTCGTTGTATGAGGTCAGGCCGGGGTTCGTGGCCAGCATGATGGTCTGGAAGTCGGCGGCCACGCTGTCGTAACGCTGCAGCTCGTAGGCGCCGAACCAGTACGCGGGCGGGCCGACGCTCAGGCTCTGGAACCGCACGGTCGTGCCGGCCGCGGGGACGGTCTGGGCCAGGATGCCGATGCCGGTACCGGCCGGCGGCGTCGCGGTGAAGCCTTCCCCCAGCCACATGGCTGGCTCTTCGTCTCCGAGCGGCCATGCCTTGCCTTTGACCTGCGTCCCGCCGGGCACGTCGGCCACCAGCATCTTGAGATTCACCAGCGCGCCGCCCGCGATGGTGAATGGCAGCGTCACGTTCTCCGAGATCATCGACCCGACCGAGGCATTCAGAATCTGGAAGATGGTCACGCCCGTGGAGTCGGACTGCACTAGCACCTGGAAGTGGTCGGAGTCCGAGACGTAGCGCCCGATCAGCGCGGCACGGCCGGACGTGGTCGGCGTAACGCCGGACAGGCCGACCACCGCGGTGGCCTCGAAATTCCTGGCTCCGGCCAGGGTCGCGGTGGCCGCCGTATTCGAGACTCCGGGCGTGATTACGGCCTCGACACCGTTGACCGCGTACTGCGACGCGGCGCCGGTCGTGGCGTACGCGCCGCCGACGGTGGCCGACCCCATCCCCGCCACGACGGTCCGCGCGAAGTCGTCGGACAGGTTGATGGTATTGACGGGCAGCGCCCATGAGACCTGGTGGTAGCCGATCCCGCTGGGGATGCAGCAGGGCAGGCCGCCGCAGAGCGCCCCGATGCCAGACACGGACTGGGTGAGCTGCGCCAGGCTCACGCCGGTCACGGTGGCCGGGTCCTGGCTGAACATCAGGGCGGCGTCGGTGGCGGCATCGATGGTCGAACCGGTAACCCAGGTCGAGGCCACGCCCTGCGGCATCCACGTGAGCTCTACCGTCGAGCCGGCCGGCGGCTGGTACGTGCTGACACCGAGCTGGTTCGGGGATGGCACCTGCGTGAAGAACGACCCGGGGACGCCGGAGATGGCCGGCGCGGACGCCCCGAGCACCTCCCACCGGTTGCCGGCCTTTTCGCCCAGGGCCGACCAGGTCCAGCCGGGCGTGCCGGTGGCGGCGCCCATGCTCGGCGCCACGGTGAACCGAAGTGTGACCTCGCGCCAGCCGTCCAGGATCTCGGGCAGCTGGTCGAAGCTCGAGACCGAGATGGATGCGGTCGAGCCGGTGAAGACGCCCGTGCCGGTCAGCGTCAGCGGAACGGTGGTATCGCCGAAGCGGCGCGCGTAGTAACGCACCTGGGGGTATGACGCGGCCGAACCGGAGATGTCGTCGTAGATCTCCTGGGTGGCGGTGATCGACCCCCAGACCTGGGCCGCGGCCTGGCGCCCGTAGACGTGCGGCTCGGTCAGCGGCCCGCCCGACGCGTGCAGGGTGAGCTGGGGCAGGATGGCCGACGCGACGCGGCCGAAGGTCTCACCCAGGCGCTCGGCCGGTGGGAACGGAATGTCGACCTCGACGCCGGGGTGCGGCGGGATCTCGTAGAGCTGGCGCGTCGCGTGCAGGTCCGGGAAGTCCGAGGTGAGGTTGCCGCCGAAGCCGACCTGACCGATGGAGACGAACGACAGGGTCGGGGTATAGGCGCCGGCGGCGATGATCGGGTCGGCGGCCTGGTTCAGGTCGCGCATGACCACGCGGTTCATGCCGTAGGAGTAGCCGAACTGCTGGCCGCCGTAGGCGACCCGGCGCTCTTCGCAGTACAGGACCCGCAGCGCCGCATACTCCAGCGTCAGCCGCACGTCATTGCCCGTGCCCGCGGGGAAGCCGTTGGTGGTGAGCGGGATGGCCACCGAGAGCTGCAACTGCTGGCGGCCGGCGCCGAAACCGGGTTCGAAGCGCAGCAGGTCGGCGTAGCGCCAGGGCAGTTTCTCGGTGCCGCCCAGGCTGGCCGTGTTCCAGCAGTTGTTGATGTCGCCCAGGTCGACGTAGGCGACCTCCATGTCCGCCCTGGACGATCCGGTGCGGCCGACCACGGTAGACAGATCGCCCAGAGTGCCGGTGTTGCTGGTGATGGACAGGGCGGTGAACTGCTGGCCGGAGCCCAAGTCGTTGAGCTGGGACAGCACCGTGAGGCTCGTGCCCGGTGGGTTGATGTAGTCGATGGCCAGGGCGTCAGATCCGGTGTCCTGGACGCTGCCCGCGTAGGCCAGGGACACGTTCAGAATGCGCTTGTTGGCCAGCACGGGGAATGCGCTCACGTCGAAGAACAGACTCATGAGCTGCGATGAGCCGCTGTTGTAGTTGAAGGTGGCGTACTTGTCGTCACCTGGCTGGTAGAGCGCGTCGGCGTAGCTGGACGAGTTCTGCAGTGAGATGTTGTTGCCGGTCACCGTGACCGATTTGCAGGGGATGAGCACCCGCTGAATGGGGCCGGTGTCGGCCTCGGCGCCGAACGGATACAGGTTGACCTGAGCGACCTGGAAGGACACGAAGTCGCTGGGGCCCTGGTGGACGTAGAACCGTGCGTCGCGGATCTGGCGGGTGGCCGTCTGCAGATAGGCCGTCCCGCGTTCGACCGAGTTTACGACCGGCGAGAAAACCAGCGACTCGTCGCGGATCGGCACCCACTGCTCGCCCAGGATGACCGGGGAGTGCGGGTTGTAGTTACCCATGAGTAACTCCTTCCGTCATCGTCCGGTCGGCGCTCACGCGGTGCGCCCGGCGAGCATGATGTTGCGCTGAGCGGTGATCCGGGCCATGAGTGCGTCCCCCGCGGCCGACCCCAGCGAGCGGGCCTCGCCCTCGGATGGCACGCCGCCGTTGAAGACTAGGTTGATCGTAATGCCCCCGAACGCCATGGCGCCCGCTCCACCGCCACCCGCCCCGCCGGCCCCGCTGGGCACGATGCCGCCAATGAGGCCGGCCAGCGACGGGATGCCGGCTCGGACGCCCTCTTCGATGCCAGCGGGCAGCATCTTGCCGACCTCGTCCCGCATGACCGTGGACGGCGACGCGATGCCCAGGGCGGCCTTGATGGGGCCGGTGACGTACGACCCGACAAAGCCGGTGATCTTGCCCCAGAGCCATGAGCCCATGTCTTTGATGCCGTTCCATAGACCGACGATCAGGTCACGGCCTTTGGAGTACAGCAGGTTACCGAAGTTGCCCAGAGCCTCAAGGATGCGATCGGGGATGGACTGGACCCATAGCACCAGGTTGGCCACGAAGAGGGCGATGTTGGCGATGAACTCGCGCAGCTTCGTGCCGAGCATCTCGCCGAACCCGAAGATCGCTTTGGCCACCCCAACGACGAAGTCCGAGACCGCGTGCCAGGCCTTCGCGAACGCGCCGGAGATGGCCTCGCCGACCTCGGTCCAGTTGATCATGCCGAGGGCCCTTGCCACCTCGCCGATGGCAAGGGCCATGTAATTCAGGACCGGCGTCAGCGGGATGAGCACCGCGGCGAGCAGCTTGATAATCGGGATGGCCAGCAGCGCCAAGACGGCGATGAATTGGGCCAGGACCGGCAGGACCGGGGCCAGCGCCACGATGAGCTGGCCCAGGGCCTCGCCCAGCGGGATCAGGGCCGGGCCGATGGCGTCGAGCACCGGGCCCAGGGCGTCGAGTAGCGGCGTCAAGATCGGGACTATGGCCGTGATGAGCTTGCCGACGATGGGCAGAATCGCCGACAGCGCGCCGCCGAGGCTCGGCGCCAGCTGGCCGATGGCCGACCCCAGGATGGGGGTGAGGTCGGCCAGAGCGCTCTTGATCTCGGGGATGACCGGCTGGAAAGCGTTGGTCAGCGCGATCGAGGCCGTGTCTTTGAAGGTCGAGAACACACCGGACAGGGTCTGTGCCTGGGCGGCCATGGCCCCGGCCGCGCCGGGGAACTGCGCCATCCCGGACAGCAGGGCGTTGATGCCGGTGGTCGCGTCGACCCCGCCGGCGCTGATCAGTTCCAGGGTGTCGCCGACGGACAGGCCGAGTTGGGCCGCAATCGCAGCATTGGCGTTGAAGCCCGGCAGGGCTTCGGCCAGCTGCATGATCTCCTCTTGGGAGAGCTTTCCCTTGCTGGCCATCTGAGACAGCGCCCGGACCACCGAGTCGACGGACTCCTGCGTGCCACCGAGCACGCTGACCAGGTCGCCGATAGTGGTCAGCGTCGGGATGACCTCGTTGCGCGCGATGCCGACGCTCTGCCCAAAGGCCAGGATGCGCCGCGACGCGTCGGCCACGCCAGCGAACTCGAACGGCGTGGACGCCGCGAAGGTCTGCAGCTCGCCCAGGAACGCCAGCGCGGTCTCGGTCGAGCCGGTCAGCGCGGTCATGCCGACCGTGGTCTGCTCTAGGTCGGCCGCGGACTTGAGCCCGAAAGCGGTAACGGCGGCCAGCCCCGCGCCGGCCGCGATGCCGATGCCGAGCAGGCCGGTCTTAATGATGCCCAGCGCGCCGCCGAACTTGCCGGACATGCCCGAGCTGGTGGCCGCGGCGGCGGCCTCGACCTCGGCGAACTCCTTGCGGGCGGTCCGCGACACCTCGCCGAACGCGGCCTCAGCCCGCTCCCCGCCGCGCTGGAATTCCTGTCCGACGTCGGTACCGGCTCGGCCCGCGGCGTCCTCGACCCGGGCGAAGGCCTGGGTGACCGCGGTCTGTACGCCCCGCAGCGCCTGGTCGATACCGGCCTTGAGTTGGCGCGCGAAGTCGCCGAAGTCGGGGACGATCTCGACTTCGGCGGTATCGATCGGCTGACCCATGGCCACCCCCGTGGCTGACTACTGTGGTGCTGCTGCGGCACTCGCGGCGCGGGCGCGCTCCATGCGTTCGATGTCGGACCGCCGCAGCCGCGACCAGGGCGGCGGACGGGGCAGTGGGGACGGTTTGAGCGGTACGGCCGCTGGCATGAGTTGGCGCCAGGTGCCGAGCTCTCCGGTCAGGAGCCTGGTGATCGCGACATGTTTCTCCGTCTCGGCGTGCATTAGCAGGTAGTGGTGGATCAGGTCGAGCCAGTCGGCGAAGGCTAACCCTCGCTGGTCAATGCCACTGGCGATACACCAGCCGTTGAAGAGGTGGCCTCGCTCGGGGTGCTCGTCTGCCCGTCCGTCGACCCATCCGAAGAGGGCGAGGACGGCACCGTAGGGCGCAGGCCGTAGCACTCCAGCAGGTAGTAGAGCGCCGGGATGGCCTGTTTCATGAGGTCGATCGGCAGCGGGTCGTCGGGCCCGCCCTCGCTGAACAGTCGTGCGCGGAAAAGCTGGCCGGACGGGCCGGGCATCAGGGTGGCCATGACCGCGCCGGCCGCGTCGATGGCCTTGACGACGGCCTCGACATCGCCGCTCAGGTTGTTGAGGTCACCGAGCAGGCCGACCTCTCTGGCCAACTTCTTGAGCGTGAACGGGGCCAGGAAGCCCGGCGCCAGAAACAGGTCGCTGTCGATGGTGAACTGGTGGGGCGGCCTGGGGATAGTGAAGTCGGGCACCGCTGCATCGGGTTGGGTCATGCGGTGAGTCTAGATCGTTGTGACCTCGACAGATAGCGCCGCCGTGGGCAGGGCCATGACGGCGGCGCGTGCAGGCGTGCCGGGCAGCAGGAGAGCGCCAGCCAGCCAGCCCCAGGGCGGGCAGTGCTGGATCAGCCAGCGGTACGCGAAGGCGTATTCACGCGTGAAGGCATTGACGGCTTGTCCCATGCCCACACGATAACACCACTTGACACGTCACTAGGTCTCGCCGCTACCATGGGCCACATGCCGAAAGACAGACCGCCACCGCCCCCGAACCCGAAGCCCAACCCGAAGCCTGGTTCTCGCCCCTGGCCCGGACCGAACCCCGGCAAGGTGCCGGGGCCCGTACCGACCAAGCCCCGCTGACCGGAGAGCAGGAAGACATGGCGAAAGACAAGCCGACGAGCGGCCCCGCTGGCAACACCGACGACAACAAGCGGGGCCGCGGCATCAGCGGCCGACCGAGCAAAGGCGCGGCACAGAGCCCCGGCAACGACAAGACGTCGCGCAGCAACGACGACCCGGACACCGACGGCTACAGCGTGGGCGGCCGGGGCAGATGACCGCCGAAGTGGCCCAGTGCGCCGCACGCGCCTACGACTGTCACTGCGGCCTGCCGGGCGGGCACCTACCGTTCCAGGTCCACGCGTGCGGCGTGCCGGGCTGCATGGCGTCCTGGACCGGCGACCCCGAGACCGACACGTTCAGACCGGTGACCCTGCCGACGTGGCCACTCATCCCACCGACCACGCGGCCGGCGCTGCGACTCGTGGCGTCATAGCACCTAAACGACCGTTCATGCTATAAACAAACCTTTTCGGTCACCCGACCGAGACCGACGCTCAGATGGGAATCGACGTGGCAGACAAGCCCAGGCCGCAGCCCGACCCCGAGGTGCAGCGCGCCGCCGACCGTGTGGCCGAACAGCGCGCCGCCGAGAGGGCGCGACAGGAAGACTTCGACCGGCGCAACAACGGCCGATGAGCCGCGCCGACGAAGAGGCCCGCCGCGCAGAACTGCAGCGGGAGCGCGACGCGCTGGCCCAGCGCCAGAGCGAACGCGATGCACGCCGGGCGGCCGAGGACGCCGCAGACAACAACACGAAGAAAGGAAAATGACCATGGCTGACGAGAGTTCCGAAGAGATGTTGAAGCGACTCAGAGAGCAGACCGAGGCCCGTGAGCGGATCCAGCGCGAAGAGGCCGCGCGCCAGGAAGCCGAGCGCAACAAGGGGGACGGGGAGTAAGTAGGTCAGCCGCGGGCGGCTGGGAGCGCGTTGCGCAGAAACGGGTTGGCCACCATGCCCTTGACCGACCTGGCGTAGACGTAGCGCCCCCGGCCGCCCGGGCGGAACCGCAGGTACTTGCCGCGTTTGGGCTTGATCACTCGGTGGGCCGGCCCGTACAGGCCGGTACCGTCGTGCACCCACCGGGCGTAGTAGACGTTGGTTCCGACCACGGCCACCGGCTTGCCGTCACGCGTCACCAGCTGCGTATTCACCGATGCGCGCAGCCGCCCGGTGTCGACGCGCTTGGGCCCGCCGATGCCGCCCAGGTTGCGCTTGGCCTGCGTCTCGACCAGCAGACCGCGGCGCAGCATGTCCTGGGCCACCCCGCCGCGCGGGCCGGTCAGCAGGGCGTGAACGGCCGTCATGTTCAGTCGGTGCGTGATGTTGACCTGGGCCACAACGGCCTCAGTTCGGGCAGAGGCAGGACTGCACGCCGACGAAGAACTCTGTTTCGACGCCCGAGCACCCGCCGAGCTCGCCCACCGTGACGCTGCCGCCCAGCATCCACTCGGAGACCCAGTACGGGGTGGCCAGGTTGGCCGCGCTCAGGCAGCAGGCGATGGCCTGGCGGACCGCGGTACGGTCATTCTCGAGGGTGACCGCGGCGGCCAGCTCGGCGGCGCAGGTCGGTGGCCTGCCCTTGCTGTCCATGGTCGGCACGCAGCGCGTCACTGACACCGTTGCCCGGACGATCTCGTAGCGGTGCTGGCACTTGCGCCACGACGCCCCGTTGAGTGGCTGCGGGAACTGGCCGCTGCCGTAGACCTCGCGGATGGCCAGCGCGATCTGCCCGTTACAGCTGGCGTTGTCGCACGGGCCGCAGTTGTCCCACGGGATCGTCTGGGTGGGCAGCAGCAGGCACTGGCGGCATGGGGCACCAGCGGGTGTCTGGCCCAAGGCCTCGATGACGCAGGCGCCCACCCCGGTCACCACGTTGATGAAGCCCGGCGCGGTCAGGTTGATGAAGAACCCGTTGGTCGGCGGGCAGGGCGGGCACGGCTCGCAGGGCTCGGTGGCGGTGAAATTGACGTCCACCGCGTACGCGTCCCGGAAGAAATTGCCGGGGAAGGCCAGCGCCCCGCCGGCCTGGACCCGGCCGCCCTGGTTCATGACGGTGAATGGGGAGTTGAAGATGTAGAGGTCGTCGACCGCGCTCGGGTACCAGGCGATGCGATTGTTCTGGTAGCAGGCTGCGGTGTAGACGGTGCCCGGCGTCAGCGCCACCGGCGTGGTCAGCGGGATCAGCGACCAGGCGCCGGCGGCCAGGCCGACCGCGGCGGGCGCGGTGGCGAGCAGGGCCTGGGTCTGCGTGTCGTAGAGCCCGGGCGTGACGGCGGCGGCCGAGCCGGTGGGCTGGTACCACCAGATGCCGTCGACGTCGCCGGTGTGGTTGACCGTGAAGTCCAGGCCGGTCACGCCGCCGAAGTTGCCTTCGTTGGGCGGGATGGCGCCGGCGAAGATCGTGCTCATGGCCAGGTCGTCCGGCGGTTGATCTCGCCGTCGACGTCGTAGACCTGCGGCCGGGTGGTCAGGCCGCGCGGGTTGTACGTCGAGACGAAGAGGTCGCAGGCCCACAGACCGAGCAGCTTGCGGTCGAGCAGGTCATAGATCGTGGGGAAGTCGATGGTGAGACCCTGGCGGGTGACGCTTGTGGCGTTGAACGGGATGGCGCAGGCCTCACCGAGGCACGAAGACATGATCATGCAGGCGAGCTCGCCGACGGCCATTCGTCCGATCGTGGGCACTTCCTGGCCGACCTGCAGCGTGACGGACCACGTGTTGTCCTCGGTGTCGGCCAGCGTCAGATCCTGGCACTCGGGCCAGGTGAAGCCGCCCAGCCGCACCAGCTTGCGGTAGTCGTCGACGCGGTAGCCGGACGCGGCCAGCACCTCGCCGTTGAGCTTGACCTGCGTGATTGAGGCGACCGGGGATGGCAGGTAGGCCTCGGAGATGGGCGTGCACGAGCAGGTGCCCGAGCACGAGCCGCAGGTCAGGTTGTACCAGTTGCCGCCGATCAGGGCGGGCTGCGGCCAGGACGAGAACCCTCCCGACCAGAATCCGCCGCCGCCCAGGCCCCAGCCGCCGGCCCAGCCCGCGAAGTCGTTGCAGTTGGCCCGACATGGGCGCACGGTGAACTCGCAGAGCCCGAACTGCTGGGCGCTGCGGTTGTACAGGATCTCCGTCGCGGCCATGACGGCCGTCCCGGTCAGCGCGGCCGCGCCGTCGCTGGTCAGGTCGCAGCACCAGATCGGGTCCCACGCCAGGCAGGGCCCGCGGGTCGGGGTGGGGCTCGTCATCGCAGCACCTCAGCCTTCCCCCTGGTGCGGATCAGGGCAGGCCGCCCCGTGGCCAGCCTGCCCTGATTGTCCCTGCGCGGTTCCTTGCGAGCCGATCTTAGTACAGGTAGCAGGCCGCCGTGGGCGGTGCGGTCGAGGACAGGTTGTACAGGTGGTGGTCGCCCTGCACGACCTGGCCGGTGCCCAGGTAGGAGTCGCCCAGCGTCCACAGCGGCGACGCGTCCATCGTGTCGCCCATGATCTGCAGAATGTTGGCGTCCAGGTTGATGTTGAAGTCGCCGATCTTGCCGTTCGCGATGTGCGGCCATGCGTGGTACGGGTAGAGCACCGTGCCGGACGCGTCGCACGACTGCGGCGGGGCCTGCCAGATCTCCAGCGACCAGTGCGCGGCCAGGATCGCAGCATTCGACCAGGTACCCCGGGCGAAGCCGGTGCCGGTCGGAGACTGCGTCGAGGTGAGCAGCCGGCCCGCGATGGCGAGCGGGATCAACGCCGGGTTCCAGACGCAGAAGTTCATCGTCAGTTCGTCGTTGGTGTACTGGTCGGGCTGCTTGTAGTTCTGGCAGATCGTGCCGTTGGCCTTGCGCGTGATGACCCGGTCGCCGGTGTCGTACTGCGGCGATGGGGTGACCTCGGTGAAGCCGTCCAGGATCAACTGTGCTGCGGTGGCGCCGGTGACGACCACGCCGCAGGCGTTGAGCTTCGTGATCCGCATGACCAGTCCCTCGATGGGGCTGGCGCAGACAAGGGCGGTTGCCACTGGCTACTCCTAGAACGCCGAGAGGGGCTGGCCGGTGACGTCGCCGCCGACACTGATCGGGACCGCGGGGAGACAGCAGCAGCTGTAGCCCAGCAGGTAGGTGCGCTCGACGATGGTCTTGAGCGTGTTGGTGGTGCGGTCGAGCATCTCCGAGAACTTGAACGTCTCGGCCGCTGACCGGTAGGCGAAGATCGGGCCGGTGGCGTAGATCCACAGGGCGTTGGAGATGGCCGCCCCGGTCGGTCCGGTGCCGGGATAGCCGCCGCCGATGGCCACCAGGTTGCCGGACTGGGTGCGCAGCTGCGCACCGTCGGCCTTGACGAGGTTCCACTGGAACATCTGCGTCGCCAGCAGCACGGGCACGTGAATGACGCCCTTGCCCTGGTAGCAGGCGGCCAGGGCGGCCTCGATGCGGCCGAGACCTTCGATGATGTCGAGTATGGTCGTACCGGTGACCTGCAGCGCCGCGCACTGCATCTGGACGATCGGGTAGAGCCCGCCGTCGTAGACGGCTTCGGTCGCGGCCAGGTGCGGATAGACGCGGTTGGTCACCCCACCGGCCGTGCCGGTCCAGAACGCGTACTCAACCTGGTAGGCCTCGGTGCGCGTCAGGGCGTCAACGGCGCGGGCCCGCTGCTCTTCCTGGCTGTAGCCCACCGGCGAGCAGTCGACCTCGGCCACGACCGTGAACGGGGTCGCGCCGTACGTGTTCCAGTCGATGTTGTCGACCTTGGCCGGAGCCGGAGCGCCCGACACCGGAATGGAAGTGGCGGTCAGACAGTTCGGGTCGAACGTTGAGCCGCCCAGCCCGCAGATGTCCTGCCACGTGCCGCCGTTGCGCCAGTGCGCGTCCGGCTCGTCGTAGCGGGCCTGCACCACCGACAGCAGCCCGAAGTTGCGCGGGTCAAACGAGGGGGGCGGAATCAGCATGCGTGGACCGGCCATGTCGTCCCACCCCCTTTCGTTCGCTTCACGTGACTGCGACTTTCTATCGGCGGACTCGCGCCGCCCTGCCCTTACGGGCAGCAGCTGGTCAGGTCGGCCGCGCCGGTGGTGCCGTCGGGGCAGACGTTGACGGTGTATTCGCGCACCTCGTGGCCGAACTTGGCGATGAGGTGGCACTCCTCCATCCAGAGCGCGGTGAAGTCGTTCCGCGCGTTCAGGGTGGAGTCGCGGACCACGCCCAGGTCCAGGTTCATGCCGTTGCCGCGGGCCACCGTGCCGGCCGCGTACATCAGGCCCTTGAGCGTGCTCGGGTACTGGGTGATGCCGCCCGTCGTGCTCGCACCCGGCTGGCCGGCCGCGCGCACCTGGTAGTCCTGGACGAACTGGGCGCGGATGCCGCGCACGTCGAACCAGGCCGCGATCTCGGAGTCCGGGATTCTCATGAAGTCGCCCACGCCGGTGCGCTTGGCCAGGTCGGCTCGGACCAGGCCCAGCGCCCACTCGGGCAGAACCCACTCGATGACATCGGTGCGGGCCATGCCGTACTTGGCCCGGTAGTCGATCGCGGAGAGCTCGGCGGTGGACAGCAGCGGCGCCGCCGCACCCGAACCGGTGGCGGTGCAGCCGGCGTTTGCGACGGCCATCCCGGCGATCGTCGAGATGTAGCGCGCGTTGCTGGCGTGGTAGTGCGCCGACATCAGGAGCTTGATGAAGTTGGCGGTCGACTCCGGCCACGCGTTGTCGGCCAGGTTGCCGGCGGTCAGGCAGATGCCGTAGCACTCCAGCCGACGGTTATCCATGGTCGAACATGGCACCCGGATGCACGGCTTCGTCGGGGAGCCGGTCACGGCCAGGATGTCGTCGCCCTCGGTCCAGAGCCACGGCACGGTGGCGTTGCTGAACGCGGTGTACCAGGGCAGGGCCGGGCTGAACGTGTCGGCCAGGCTCGGCGAGATCGGGTACTGGATGCCGCCCCGCTCGACGCCGAACGTCGGCAGGTCGATCATCCCGGACTGGCCGGCGATGTTGAAGAAGTCGTACCGGATCTGGCTCGGGGCACACCAGCCGCCGGCCGCCACCAGCGACTCGAAGGCCGAGCCGGAGCGCTGGGCGGACAGCTTGTCGACGTAGGCCTGCACGGCCTCGGTGCTCGACTTGTCGTGCAGCACGGTGTCGAATTTGTTCTGGATCGAGGCCACCATGGTGCCGCCGTACGGGGCGTCATGGCGGCGGGCCTGGTGCTGGAAGGCCGTGTTGCCCGGGGCCGCCTGGCGGAAGCCCTGCGCGTCGGCCATCCCGCGTGCCCGGTCCTCGACGAGGTCGCCGAGCTGGCGGATGCCGCCGATGCGGTCGCCCATGTTGAGCTTGGCCGCCCCCGAGTGGGCCGATGCGGTCATGACCAGTTCGTCGAGGCTCGGCGCCTCAACGGCCGGGGCCGCGGCGCGGGCGCCGGACAGGCTCGGGTTGAGGCGGTTCGCGCCGCCGGACAGGCCGCCGGTCTCGCGGGACGCGGTAACGGCGCCGCCAGCGGGCCGGCCCGAAGCGGTGACGAGCTGCGGGGTGGCCGGAGCGGCAGCGGCGGGCGCGGCGGCCGGGGCCTGCGCGGTGCCGTTGGCGTCGATCAGTTCGCCCTCGACGACCTCGGCGTCAGCGTCGGCGGCCGGCTCGGCCATCTCGGCGGCGATCTCGTCGAACTGGGCGTCGATCTCGGCCTGCGCGGCGGCGACCTTGCCCTGCTGGGCCATGATGGTCTGCCGCGCGGTGCGCAGCTCGCCCAGAGTCGGCAGGTCGGCCGGGTCGCGCTTGGCCAGGATGGTGTCAAGGCGCCCGTTGACGTCGGCGAGGTGTTCGCCGAGCTGGTCGGCGGTCAGGCCGTCCAGCTCGGGCAGGCTGTAGGAGGCACCGTCATTGCCGGTGCCCGCGGCTGGGTTCTTCGGCATGGATGCCCCCGTGTGAGAAACGACAGGATCATTGCGCTGATCGTGTTCGGTCTCTCCAGCTGCACCCGGAGTTCGCGTTGCTGGTCATGGTAGACGGTCGTGATCGAAATGCGCCATCAGGTGTGCTGACTACTTACTGTGCCGCGCCGGTCTCGCCCTCGATACCCGTGGTGGGCGGCGCGGGCGGAGGGGGAGTACCGACGGGTACCTGGCCGCATCCACATGCCATCTGAATCACCCCCGTTCCCGTGCGAGCTCGTCGAAGCGCTCGGCCGCCAGCTCGTCGAAGATGGCGGCCGGCCCGCGGCCGGTGGCGCTGGCCACCAGGTCGAAGACCCAGTCGTAACTCGGCGGCGGCGGCGGGGCGTCGAAGCGGATCGGGACGGACGACGCGACGAGCGTGCCCATCTTTTCGCGCACCGACGCGGTGACCGCGACCGGAAAGCCTTCCACCGGCACCAGCAGGGCGCCCTTGAGCTTGCCGCCCTGCCAGTCACCCGACAGCGCGCAGCCCATGATCTCCTCAAGGGACGACGCGGTCAGGCCGTGGTTGAGGCCGCCAGCGAACCAGGTGCCGAACCGGTTCTCGCCGACCCGGGCGCGCATGGCCACCGAGCAGCTGTTCTCGTAGTGCTCGGCCGCCCAGGCTGGGTTGGCCCGGCGCGGATCGACCGGGCTGGCGTGGCCGCACCCGAACGTGACCGTGCCGGCGTTGATTTTGTAGGCGTTGCCGTCGGCGCCGGCCACGATGCAGGCCTTGTTTTGCCACTCCGAGTAGTCGATGCCGCGCGGCGCGTACTGTGCCCGCGGGCCGGCCCGGTAGGCCCGGTGGTTGACGCCGTCCGGCGCCAGCAGGCCCCAGACCCGGCCTTCGGGCGTGATGTGGATGGCGCCGCCGGCGACCATGGCCATCTCGGCAGGGCTCGGCTCGGAGAACCACGACTCGGGCCACAGCTGCGGGATGGTGATGGTGTAGCCCGCCGCCACCAGCGGAACGGCCACGGGCACCGGCGTCTCGGCCTCGATGGCCAGGGCCTCAAGCTCGGCCAGCGGGGATGCCTCGGGCACCATCGGCGGACTGAACGGCGACTCACCCAGCGAAACGGTGCACTCGATGAACGCGGCCTCGGCCACCCCGGTCAGGCTTCGCACCCGCCCGTGGTGGTAAATGATCATGCTGGGGCGCGGCATGTCCATCATCTCGGCGCCGTCGGCCACTACGGCGCCGTCGACCGAGCGCTCACCGCTCAGGAACTTGTCACCCCGGGCCTTGATGCGCTTGGCCGCCGCCGCCTTTTGGCGGTTGCTGGCCTTGCCCTTGCCGTTGGCGCCGTGCCCGTGAGTGGCCTGGTTGTGCCGGCCGGGGTAGTGGAAATCGGCCTCACCCTCGACGTCTTCGACAACCTCGCCGTCCACCTCGACCTCGTCGGACGGGTCCGGGCCGGCCGGGTAGATGTACTCAACGTCCGCTTCGTCCAGGTCGTCGGCCTTGATCGAGACGCCGGTCATGAACTTGCCGCCGATGAGCCGCTCATGTTCGCGGCCGACCACGCCGGCCGAGTCCATGACGCCGATCCAGCGGATCAGCGCGCCGTCGCGCCACATGGCGTCGACGCGTCCGGACACCATCGAGCCGCTGTGACCGTCATCTTCGGCCGGCTGGAACTTGAGCGGGAACGGGGTCGGCGCGAAGACCAGCGAGCCCGGCGCCCACATGCGCTGCGGGGTCGAGCCGTCCGGGATGCCCTCGACGCAGGCCACCCCGTAGCAGGGCGTGCCCGGCAGCATCGTTGTTACGTCAAACAGTTCGACGCTGTCACCGTTGAGCGCGTCGTCGGCGAGGCCGTCGACATCAGGCACGTCGAACTCGGACTGTAGAACCTGGGGGTCATCCTCAGGCGGAAAGTCTGGCTGCATGGTCACCCCCGGTCGGTGCCGTGATCATAGCGCCGACCGGGCGCACTCTCCATGATGCGCGAGGCGGAAGCATCGCAGGCACCCGTCGAAGAGTTCGCGGTCCGGGTTGGCGCTGGCCACGGTCGCCGGCGCTGGCTCAAGCCGGACGTCCGACGGCTCGTCCTGCGTCTCAGCAACCGTGGCCAGCTCATCCGACGCGCCGCCGGGCTCAGCGAACGGCACGTCGAACACCTCGCCCCCGAAGGCGAGACGCAGGCGGTCGAAGGTGATGGGGCCAGTGCGGCCGAGCTCGTCAATGTCGATCGCACCGACGCCGGGCGCCCCGTCCGGCGTCACGTAGGCCAGGGTGACGTGCGGGATGTAGGGCTGGTGCTGGTCGGGCAGCGCGAAAAACTCGCTCACGTCAGCGAGGGCGGTCTCATGGAACTCGGCCACCTCAGCCCCGCCCACGATCATGACCACGCACGGCTCATCGCCGGCCGGGTTGAACACGGCCGGGGCGAACGCGTCGCCAGCCACGCTGTCCCACGGGCCGACCACCTCGGCCGCCCAGTCGCGCAGGGCCTGGCGGGTCGGCTCGTCGATAGCGGCGGCGTCGCCCAGAAAGAGCACGGTCAGGTGGAGCTGGTCGAGCGTCTCGCCCCCGGATATCGCGAGACGCTCGAGATCTGGAGCGCTGGGAACCAGCGCGATCATCGCGCCGTCGAGCACGTCGGCCGCCGCCGTCACCGCTTGATCCGTCACGCGGTCGAGTATGCCAGGGCCGAACGCGTAGGTGGGGAAGGCCTGCCCGTCGAGGCTCTCCCACCGCAGACCGTGGTCGCCCTCGTAGGGCTCGCGGTGGTCAGCCTGGTTGTCCCAGATGGCCGCCGGGATGCCGTCGGGGAAGGCGGCGCAGAACGGGCGCGTCAGCCCGGTCAGGTTCTCCTCGCTGAACGGTGACCGGTAGCGGGCGCACGACGGGGCGCACTGAGCCTGCGCGCGGGCGCTCATGCCTGCTCGATCTCGAGGACGGGTCGGCCGACCGCGGCCCGCACGCGGATCGGGCCGCGCTCGTCGATGACCTCAGGCTCGACGTCGGGCACGCGGGCGCTGGGGCGACCGGGCGGGCCCATGAGCATGTTGGCCAGCATCTGGAACGCGGCGGTCGCGCTGGCCGCGGCCTCGTCGAGGGTGTTGCCGTCGGGATACAGCGACCGGGCGAAACCAGTACCGAGGCCGATGTGTGGCAGCGGGCCGGTCACGATGGCACCGGCTCGGCGAAGTAGAGCCCCGCCGCGTTGGCCCAGCCGTGCTCCATGACATCGGCGATCACCGCTGCCTCGCCGAACTCGTTGATCGGGCCGCGCAGCACGTTGGCCGCCTGGCCCTCAAAGCGCCTGCCCCGGGCGTCGCTGACCACCGCGCCGAGCGCGGTGCGCGGATGCCGCACTGAGACCAGGTCCCGCTTCATGACCGCATGGTACGTCACTTGGCCAGCCCTGCGATGCGAACGGGCGCGGCGGGATCGGCTCGCTTTTCGACCTCGCGCAGCCGCCGCATGATCGCGTCGTGCCAGGTTTTGCGACCGGCCTCGACGTACTGGGCGCGCTGGGCGGCCAGGCGCGAGCGCACCACCGCGAGGTCGGCAGGATTCAAGTCGACCTGGGACCGCAGGACATAACCGGGGCCGGCCTTCGACGGGCCATCGTGCAGGTAGCGGGTGAAGAACCCGGACGGCACATCGGTGCCGCGCTGACCAAGGAACGCGTAACCGTGATCAATACCGGCATATGAGCCATCCGCCTGGATGATCCAGTTCCCCGCGTTTCTGTCCGTGTTGCCCATGAGGTAGTCGGCCAACCCGATCATCCGACCGTCCGCGGTATCGGCGTACTTGGCCGTCACCACCACGTCCCAGTGCTCTGGGTTGCCGTAACCGAAGTCGGGATACTTGCTAGCGAAGGTGTCGCCGTCCAGGAACTCCATGAGAATCTCGCCGTCACCGCTGCGGACGACGCCCGGCGCGCGCACGCTCACGGCGTCGAGCACCGACGGGCCGAAGACTTCGGCGTCGATCTCAAACTGGCGCTGGGCGGCCGTCGCCTCGGCCCGGCGACCGAAGAGGCGCTTTCGTACCGCCCTGATGCCGTCGGGATAGGTCAGCATGTCGACCTCCCCGACGAGGCCGCCGCCAAGCTGGCGTTCGGCGGTCGGAGTCTGGGACTGCAGGCGTGCGACCGCCTGCGTCCGCTCAGCCAGTGACTCGCCGGGGGCGAGTCGAGCAGCCGGGGCGGCCTGCGCCGTCGGCTTCCCAACGACCGTCACCTGCGGCTTCGACAGCGTGATGACCTCGCCGTCAGGCAGGGTCAAGGTCGAACCGCGCCGCACCACCTGGACGGCCGCGCCGGCCGGAATGTCGACGCCGCCGACGGCCTCCATGGTGTCGGGGTCGAACTTCGCCTTCGCCCCGGCCTTGCTGACCGCCTTGATCTTCACGCTGGTCCCGGACCGCGTGATCGCGCTCTTAAGCTTGGCCGTGTCGCCGGTCTCGAGCGCGTCGAGCAGCGCCTTGGCCACCGCGTCGTCCGCGCCGGCGAACTCCTGCTCGGCCTGGCGCAGGGCCGGGTCGAGGCGCTCCCGAATGGCCGAGCGGCTGGCACCTTTCGCCACGAGTTCGTCGACCGAGGCCAGCAGGCGCGCGGTGGCGGCGCGCGACTCGATCAGGCGGTTGCGCTCCCGCGCCGCGGCCCGCGTGGCCCGGCGCTGCACGGCGGCGATCTCGTCGGCGCTGAGCGGGTCGACGACGGCCTTCCCGAGCTGCACCGTCTCGCCGTTGATGTCGACCTCATAGCCGAGTCGCACGACGCGCACCAGCGTGCCGGCGGGCGGGCGCGAGGTGCCCGGCAGCAGCTCCATGGTCTTGGCGTCGAACGGCACCGCATCGCCGTCGGGCACGACGGGCCGCAGGCCGCGCCGCGTGGCCAGGTCGTCCAGCGCGGTCCGGATGGCCGCCGCATCCCCGCCGCGCATGGCCGTGGCCAGCGGCGCCAGATCGTCAGCGACCTGGCCCGAGACGCGTCCCAGGATCTGGCCGGACCGGGCGCCCAGGGCACGCTCGCTGGCCCCGTTGGCCAGCAGCTCGGACGCCTCGGACAGGGCGGTGGCGACGGCGCGCCGGTCGTCGATCACGGCCTGCCTGGTCCGGGCCACGTCGGCGAGGTCGGGTCCGGCGCCCGAGGCCTCGAGCGCCTTGACCAGGTCGGCCTTGCGCAGCTTGGCCGCGTCGGGAATGCCGCGGGCCCGGGCCAGGTCGCGCAGCTCACCGACCTTCATGGTGGCCAGACGCGGACCGGCGACCGGCGCGGATGCCGGCCCGGGGGCGCCGGGGATCAGGTCGACGTCGGGGGCGAGACGCGGCGCGGGTGGAACGCGGACGGCGCGGCGCCCGACCTCATCGAGACGACCCAGCATGTCTTTGAACTGGCGCTGGAATCCGGCATCGTCAAATCTCGGCCGCAGGGCCAGCAGCTTCCGCCGGATCTCCGCCAGGTCGATATCGGACGGAAGCTCAATCCTGGCCTTCCAGGGGGACTCCTCATATGGACCCATCAGGAAGGACGTGAAAGGGTTGCCCGCTGCGGCCCGGTCCGCGCCGACGCCGCCGAAGGCTCCGCCATTGTCGATGGCCACGATGCCGCCGTCCGGCGCGCGCATCCAGTTGCCGCCGGCCCGGTCCCGGTGGCCCATGATCGCGTCGGCCAGCCCCAGTCGACGTCCCTCCGCGCTACGCACGATGGCCGCCGGCGCCTTGAGAACGCCGTCAGCCCCGCCCTGATCTCCAGCGACAAAGTCCATGAGCAGTGTGTGATCGTTGAGCCGGACCACGGCTGGTGCCCGCACGCCAACGGCACGGAGTACATCAGCGGCCAGCACCTCGGACGACACGCGGTGGTCAGCGTCACGCAGCGCTTCCGCTCCACCGGAGCGCAACCCCATGTAGTCCTTGCGGACGGCCGAATCACCTCCTGCGAAGTCGAGTCGCTCGACCTTCGCCGTGACGCCGCCCTCAAGTGGCGTGACGCGGATCGGGGTCTCATTAGCTAGGTCGGTGATCGACCGAGCGCTGCGAACCGCAGGCGCCGAGACCGCTGGACCGGGCGGGGACTCGTCGAGCAGGCGCACCAGGTCGGCTTTGCGCGTGCCGGCCGGCACGGTGATGCCGCGCTCCCTGGCCAGCGCCCGCAGGTCGGCGACGGTGCGGCTGGCCAGGCTCGGCGCCTTCGGGAATACGTTGCCGGCCGCTTCGGCCTCGGCCGCCAGGTCTGCGTCGAGGTCGGGCGCGGCGTCGCGGATCTCGTAGCCGCGCCGGCGGTACTCGGCCCGCATCAGGTCGAAAATCTCGCGCGACATGGCAGACGCGGCCGACCCGTTCACCATGACATCGGTGGTGGCCTCGGCGATGAGCTCGTGATGGCTCTCGGTCGCGTACGTCGAGACCCGACGCTTGATCAGGTCGTCGATGTCGGTGACGCCCTCGCGCTGGGCGTGGCGGATCATCAGCGGGACCAGTTGAGGATGGATGGCCCGGCGCAGGTTCTCCTCGTCGATGATGTGGGCGAACTCGTGATAGATGACGCCCTGCGCGGGGACGTCGTTGCGCACGCTCCACGCGGTGGGCCGCGTCTCCCACGCGACCACGTCCTTCCTGCGCGAGGCCAGGAACCGCGACCGCGCCGACTCGGCCGCGTAGCGCATGTTGATCTCGATGGCGTGGCCGCCGGTCCGGACCCGGGCGTAGGGGCCGGTCGGTTCGTCGAACCAGTGAATCCGATCCATTTTGGCCGCCGGGAACTGGGCGAACATCTGCAGCGTGCCCTCGGCGTACTCGCGCGCCGTGGCCATGGAGATCCCGCGCGGCATCGCGTCCACGAAAAACGGGTATCCGGTGACGGCCTGAACCTCGTCCTGCCAGACCTTGCGCAGCTGGCGCGGCGTCTTCGCGGCCTGCAGCGACGGCCGGACATAGCCGGGCGGATGGTCGCCGTACGCGGGCTGGTCGAACCCCGGGCCGGCCGGCTTGGCCAGGAATCGACGCTGAAAGCGCTCGTGCACGTCGTCGATGACGGCTTCGAGCTGCTGGTGCTGGTCGTCGATGATCTCGCCGAGGCGGGCGGACTGCTCAGCCGCCAGGTCGTCGATCGTGGCCGGCGCGCTGGTGCCAGGCAGTTCAGTCAGCGGATCCGCACGCGGCGGCGCCTTTTCCCGGTCCGGGATGACGTAGCCCTGGGTGCAGCGGCACGAATACCGCTCGGAGGGCGGCAGGTTCGGGGCGGCCGGAAAGTCGCAGGTGAAGCCGCCGACCAGGAACGGGGCCGAGAGCGCGACCCGCTGGCCATCCGCCGCCAGGTGGGTGGGGCGGGTGCGCAGGTCGGGGGTGGCGATCCACTCTTTGAGCATCTCGATGCCGCTGACCCGGGCCATGGCGATCGAGCCGGAGTTTGAAGCCTCAATGACCTGGGTGCGGGCGACCAGCACGCCGGTCCGGGCGGACAGGCCGGCGCTCTGGCGCAGGCGGTCGGCCAGCTGCGGGATGGACTCGCCGGCCTCGAAGCCCTGCGACAGCTGCGCCCGGGCGGTGGCCCACAGGTGATCCCCGACCTGCTCGAATGTGTTCTTCGCCTGGGCCAGGTACTGCTCGGCGGCCAGACTGCCCAGGGCCGGGATGCTGCGCAGCGGCAGCGCGTCGATCATCTCGGCCCGGACCTTGAGCGCCGAGTCCACGAAGACCTCGGCCGCCAGCGGCAGCAGCTGGTCGGCCACCGCCTGCTGCCAGAGCGGCGGGATGGAGGCCAGGTCGTCGGGTGAGATGTAGGGCTGGCCGGGCGGCAGGTCCGGGGTCGCCGGGATGGTCTCGGGCTGCGGGACCGGGGCCGGGATCTCCAGCTCGGCGGTCATGGGCGGCGGGTCGTCGTCCCCGTCCGGGCCGGTGGTCGCCACCGCGACGAGCACGCGCGCTGACGCCGTCTGAATCTTCGCAATCCGGGCGGCGATCTTATCCATGACGGCCTGCAACGACTCGACCATCTGGGCCTCGAGACGCGCCTCCCAGGCCATGATCTGGTCATCGCGCAGGCCTTGAACGCGCTGCACCACGGCCTACCCCGACTGGGGATTGTGTCCGTTGTGCCCGTTCAGCGCGCCGGCTTCGACCAGCACCTTGCGCAGCACGCCGGACGCGGCCATGGCCGGCGGACCGGTCACCGGCGCCGGCGGGGGTGTGCCGCGCGTGGCTGGGGGGCCGGCCGCTGGGGCCGCGGGTTCTGACGCCGAGACCGAAGGCCCCGTCGCCGGTGCGCCGGATGCAGCCGGCGGTGCCGCGGCCCCAGCCGCCGGAGTCTGGACGCCGGTCAGACCGGCCAGGCCCGCCGGGGCGAGCTCGGCGGTGCCGCCGACGATGAAGCGCTTGTAGGCCCAGGTCTCGATCTCGTCCGGGTCGCGCAGCGCGTCGGCCTCGCCCAGGCCGATCTCGCGCAGGTAGGCCTCTTCGTTGGCCACGCCGTCGACGTAGGCCTGGCGCACGTTGGCGCTGTTGTCCGGGCGCGCGGCCAGCTCGCTGGTGTCGTACCAGGCGATGAGCTTGCCGCCGTTCGGGCCCACCAGGGACTGGCCGGACGCGGTCAGCATCGGCACCAGGTACGCCTTGGTCAGCGCCCCGCAGATCACTTCGGCCAGCGGAGAGAACGCGAGGTTGACCTCTTCCTCGCTGACCTGCCACGCGTTCCAGTGATTCTGCTGGCCCATGCCGCCGGTGACGCGCTCCCGCGCGATGCCCAGCGTGTCGCCGAGTCGGCCCAGCTCGTCGGTGCGCTCTTTGAGCAGCCACTCGTCGAGCGGGTCATCGGGCTTGAGGATCTTCCACTTGTCGATCAGCTCGCCGGCGAACCGCACGGGGATCGGGATGCCGGCGGACGCCTGCCCTGGGTTGGCGATGTTGCGCGACGCGATGTCGATCAACATGGCGACGAACGGGTCCGGCGCGTCTTTGTACGTGTCGGGCACCCCGAGCGTGCCCTCTTCGGGGATGAGCATGAGCCCGTTCATCGCCAGCCGGCTGACCATCATGGCGACGATGCGTGAGTCGATCAGGTGAATGCGGCGCATGATCGGCAGGGCGGCCTGGGCGGACGAGGTGGCCAGCCAGGGCCAGCGCGGGTGTGGGTTGTAGATGCGCATGGGCAGGTTGTCTGGCGCCAGGTAGCGCCACGCGCCGGGGCCCACCCGCACCTGGAAGGTCGAGCCGAGGCCCTGTACGCAGTCCATGGAGTAGACGCCCCAGTCCGCGGTGGCCAGGGGGGCGAACGGGTCGTTGCGTTCGGCGATCAGCCAGCCCTGTCCGGGCACGAGCATCTGCGGGGTGATGGCGCGCAGGAAGGCCGAGTGGCCGGGCGCGCCGCCGCAGAACGACTGCATGAGGTCGGCCGCGGCGCCCTCGGTCAGCATCTCCGGCTCGTCGCCGCCGGGCACCACCTCGGCCGCGCCGAGCCGGATCCGGGACATGGCCCGGGACTGCCAGTCGACCGCCTGATAGAACTCGCCGAGGGTGTCCCAGAACCCCCAGGCCTCGTTTTCCCAGGGGTTGTTGCCGCCGAAGACCTGGGCGTTACGCCACTCGGTCGGGGTGTACGCCTGGGCGGCGGCGACCACCACGTCGGCGGCCGGGGTCGGTGCGGCGATCAGGGCCGGCATACGCAGGCTCTGCGGCATGCTCACCCCCGTGGTTCGCCGTGGCCGGACAGTTGACGCCATCGTAGACGGAGATCACCGCCAGGCACAGAACAGCGCCACCGCGACCGCCTGGCCGAACGGGGAATACGACCAGGCGGGGGAGACGCGGCGGCGCTGATCCGGCGCAGATCCGGGACGGCTGGCCCGGTCGCGCTAGGGGGAACTACAGGACCGGCTCGGCCGGCGGCGGGGTGGTGACCTGCTCGGTGACCTCGGCCTCGCCGAACTCGATGGTCGCGACGCCACCGGCGACCACGTCCAGGGAGAGCGAGCCGGTGACCAGCGGGTCGCTGCCCGGCGCGGTCACGGTGATCAGGGTCGAGCCGAGGCCCACCGCGGTGGCCACGATCTTCGCCAGCTCGCCGTCGGCGGCCGGGATGAACTCGACGGTCGCCACCGCGTCGTCGGAGTTGGTGACGTCTAGGGCGACGTCAACGTCAAAGCCCCGGTCGTCCTCGGTGTCGACGGTCCACGTCGCGACCTGGCTGGTGTCGATGGTTGCCATGTTGCCTCCTACGGTTCGAACGATGTCTGCTGAATCCTGCTCGGTGATGACCGCAGGGCCGAACTTGATCCTAACCGTGCCCCGGATGTACCGCACGAAAACGTCGGCCACTGCGGTGACCCGCTGCGCGGCGGCGACCGCGCCCTCCGTGGTGCAGCCGGCCACGCCGCAGAAACAGGACTCCATGAGCTTGGCCGCCGTGGCGAGCGCGACGAGCCGGTCATTCTGCGGGCCGTCGGCCACCAGGGTCACATCGTTAGGCATGGCTTGATCCTATCTACGAGTCGTCGTGTCCGAGCAGTTTGCGCTCCATGACCTCGTAGCGCTTGTCGTGCTCGCCCTGCATGTTGGCATCCCAGCCGGCCAGCATTGACCCGGCGGCCAGAATGGCCCAGGGCCACGACACGCTCATGTCGGCCTTCGCGCCCCAGAACGACCAGTCAGCGATGCCCCAGACGGCGAACCCGACCCAGATGGACATGCACCACGGGCAGGTCCACACGTAGGCCACCGCGTGCGCCAGGCCGGCCAGCCGCCCCCAGCGCGCCGGGTCCGGCACCACGTTGCCGCGGCGGTCGACGGTGGCGAAGGTGCGCACGAACCAGTGCCGCAGACCCTTGGCCGGCGGCCACTCGTCCACGATCGCCAGCCTGGTCAGCCTGGCGATGATGACCACCAGTGCCAGAGCGAAGAGCAGTCTCACGTGGTCCCCACAATCCAGGTCACCCCGACGCAGCAGGCGGCGACCGCCAGCGCGAATACGGACAGCGTGATGGCCAGCGGCCATCCACTCAGCGGCGGCTGGCCCTCGGTCCCGGTCTCCACGTCAGTCCTCGTCCAGCGCCAGTAGCGCGTCCACGAAGCTCTGCTGGTTCTCGGTCAGCACGCGCTCGGCCGGCGACGGCGACCGCTCGGCCTCTGGCGGCACCAGGCCGAGCGCTTCGCGCAGGCCCTTCGGGTACTCCATGATCAGCGCACGCTCACCGGTCGCCTGGGCAGCGCGCTGGACCGCGGCCGGCGCGATGAACGCCCCGGCGATGAACACGCCCGGGTTGTCCAGGCGCTGACTCGTCCCGGCCGCCGGCATGATCATGAGCCGCTGACAGCGGGTCGGACAGCCCAGCACCGGGCCCATCGAGTACGGCTGAGCGCGGGTGAGTTCGGCCGGCAGCCAGCCAGCACCGGTCGCCACTAGAACCCGCCCGCGTGCCACGTGGCGCAGAACGCGGCCTCTTCGCCGTGCTTGACCAGGTGCACTTTGGCCAGCGGCCTCGTGACCATGTCCAGCGGGATATCGGTGTCGATGCCGAAGCCCACCCAGGCCCAGGACGATTTGCCGATCCGGACCAGCTTGACCTCGCGGCCGGACGCGTCGATACCGACGTCCCCGGCCCGCCAGGTCTCGCCGTCGATCTCAACCGTGGGCGTCACCACGGCGGCCAGCTCGTCGCTCATCGCTTCCCCCTGGTCCGGTCGGCCTCTTCCTGGGCCAGGCGCGCGCGTTTCTGGTTCTCCACGCGCTGCTCGTCCAGGATCTGCTGCGTGGCCTCGTCGCTCTTGCGCGTGGCCTCGTCGGCCTCACGCGCTCGACGGTCGGCCAGCTCGCGCGCAGCCTTCATACGGTCGTCGTCTCCCATGCCGACGACCGTAGCGCCCGACCTAGTGACGCGTCAAGTGGAGTCAGCGTGTCGCGGCGCGAGCGGCGGTCACGCTGGACGCGGTCGGCCACGGGGTCGGCGTGGTGGCCGCGATGTTTGACGCGACGCCCTGCGGCCAGACCGGCACGCCCTGGGCTGGCGGAGTGGGGGGCGTCGCGGCGGCACGGGCGGCGACGATGGACTGAACGGAAGGCCACATGCCTTGAGCCTAGATCGTCACCGGCCCCAGGTCCCGCCCAGCAGGGTGGCGTCGATGAACGACGAGACGCCAGCGCTCGACGGCACACCGGCCGACGGCAGCGGCAGCAGCTCATACGCCAGGTAGACCGACGCGTCGATGCGGCCCGGGGACTCCGTACTACCCGGCATGAAGGTGGACCATTCGGACTCAAGGTCGGGCAGGTAGGCCGCGGTGACAATGCGGTTCTCCGTCCACTGCTGCGCGATCGGCTCGGCGCGCAGCACCTTCCCTTTCTTCGCGGTGACCTCGATGATCCGCGGCATGAAGCCGAACCGCGCCGGCTGAGCCGTCCGCAGCGCGTCCCACGACGTGCGCAACATGAGCTTGATCATGTCGCCGCCGTAGTTCTTCTCGGCCACGAAGAACTCGGCCCCGATGTCGGCGGCCATCACACAGGCCGCCCGGGCCCACGCGTCGGACGGCATCACCCCGGACGCGTCGTGCGTGAAGTGGCACCGGCCGTCCTCGCCCAGGTACCCGCCGATGATGCCGGCCGTGTCCCGGCCGCCGCCGCTCGGGTCGATGGCCACCCCCGTCCTGGTCGGGGTCGAGCAGGTGCCGGTCTCGTGGCAGCGGCGCTCACGCAGCAGCGTCTCGGTGATCAGCTGGCCTTCGGGCGCCTTCGGGTCGCACTGGTAGAGCGCCCGCCAGTCCCGCACCGCGATGGCCGAGCGGATCCGCTCCCACCACTTGAGCAGGCGGCCGGTCTCGCCATCGGGGATGCGCGGGTGCGGGAGCGGCTCGCCGGGCGCCCGACCGAGCGGGTCGGTCTTCGGATCTTCGCAGATGGCCGACATGATGACCTCGCGCCAGCGGCCGCCGTTCTCGATCCGGCCTTCCTGTGCCACGACGCGCACACGCAGGTCGTCCGGGTGCCAGGGCGTCTGGATCATCAAAATCCGGGTGCCCGGCACCACGCGGGTGGAGAACTCCGACGACCACCAGTCGTACACCGAGTCACGCCGACGGGCGCTCTCAGCCTCGGCCCGGGACTTGGTCGGGTCGTCCACGATCAGCACGTCGCCGTCGTGACCGGTGATGCCGGACCCGATGCCGACGGACCGCACACCGCCGCCGGTGGTCAGTGACCAGTCTTTCGCGGCGGCCGACCCGTGCTCCATCACCAGCCCGTACCGGGCCCCGTACATCTCGATGAGCCGGCGGATGTGCTTGCCGGCCCGCTGGGCGAGCGAGTCGTCATACGAGGCGATGATCACCCGGTGCGTCGGGTGCTTGATCAGCCACCAGAAGACGAACCACTCGACGGCCAGGCGCGTCTTGCCGACCCGCGGCGGCGTGTTGACGATGAGCCGGTCGAACGCGGTGCCGCGTTCCAACTCGGCGAGCTCCTCGCCGATCAGCACGAGGTGCGCGCGCAGCTGGTAGGTCTGGTCGAGGTGGGCGGCCAGCGTGGCCGGGGTGGCCAGTTCGGGCCGCTCGACCGAGACGTCCGGGTCGATCAGGTCGGCCGCCGCGGTCAGAACCCCGGTCATGGTCCGCTGCTGGGACAGAACTCGATGTCGTCCGCACCCCAGGGCGACGACGACCAGGCTTCCGCGTAGGCCTTTCGGCTTCCAATCTCTGGCTCGCGGCGGCAGTGCACGCACCGCAGTCCGATGACCTGGCGATCACGGCCGGCAGGTGGGCGACACGCGCACCCCAGGCCAACGTGGACCCGCTCAAACTCGCGTGTCAGGCACCCACAGACGTTTACACGTGGCCTCATGTCCTCGGTAACCGCCGCCGCCAGGGCTGAGTCCAGGCAGCCACCGCGCCCAGGACGACCAGCGCCACCGCGACCTGGCCCCACCACGGCAGATCGCGGGGCGGCGTGGCCAGGAACTCATCCCAGGTCACGTGGCCTCGATCGCGGCCCGCTGGTCCATGGTCCGCATGATGCGCGCCGCCGCCCGCCGCTGGTCGTCGGACAGGGCCAGGTCCGGACTGAGCAGGACGGCCACGATGGCCGCCACGTGCGACTGCGCCAGCTCGACGCGTCGCGAGTCCAGACCCAGCTTGAGGATGCGCTCGGCCTCGCTGAACGCACGATCGTGCCACTCGGCCAGCAGCTTCACCCAGATGTTGATGCCCGGCGCGTACTCGCGCTCCACCGGCGTCAGGCCCTCGTCGTCATCGCCGGGCTCGCCGTCCCCGACCCGCTTTTCCTTGACCACGCCCCAGACCACCTCGGCCGGTACCAGCTGCAGGCACATGGCCTCGATGGCGTCGAGCAGGCCCATGGTCTGGTGATAGGTCTCGAGCATGCCGGTAATCGGGTCGACGTCGCGCGGCACGCCGAACAGCTGCGCGGTGGCCTGCGCCCGGGCGAGGGCGGCCGACTCCCCGTGCGCCTGGGTCGAGCCAGCGTGCAGCTTGCACCGGCCCCAGCCGGGGTGATCGGTCCCCCAGCCCGATGGGCGGCGGCAGTCGGTCGAGCCGTTGCGCCTGGTCGCGCCGCAGAACACTGGGCCGCGGAGCCGGGGAAGTGTGTCAGATCGTGCCATAACCGGGCATTACCTCCCCATGTGTCATGACGCCATCGGACTGACCAAGTGACGCGCCAAGTGTAGGCCCTCGATCGCGTCCAGGACACCACGCACGGCCGGCGGGGGCGGTGCGGCCACCAGGCCGTGCGCCTTCACATGGTCGATGACCTGCGCTTTGTTGTACTTGCTGGGGATCTTGATGCCGCGCTCGGCGGCCAGGGTCTTGATCTGCGCCACGCTCATGCCGTCCGCCGGCTGCGGCCCCGCCACCGTCTCGGCCATGCGCTGCGCGCCGAGCGTCTCGACGCGGCCGCCGGCCCGGAAATACTGGGCGGCCTCGAATGACCCGTTCCACCAGCACGCCCAGAGCCGCTCATCGTGGCGGCGGGCCCGGACCGCGTACGACTCCAGCAGCCCGACCTTCGGCACCGCGGCCAGCGCCCGCGTGACCCGCGTATCCCAGCCCGCGGCCAGGGCGGCCGACAGCAGTCGCCCGCACGCCGCCGCGGGCACGTCCCCGGTCACCTCACGAGCCGGCTCGAGCACCACCGTCCCGCCGCCCCGCACCACCGCGACCGCAGCCCCGCCGCCGACCCGCGCCCAGAGCTCGTCGCGTTCAGCGCGCCAGCGCGCCTCAGCCGCCGCGGCCCGGGCCGCGAACTCGGCCAGCCACGCCTGCGCGTCCATCAGCGGCGCCGAAGTCGTGCTCGGACCAGGGCCACGGCACGCTCGACCCGGCCCGGCTTCCCCAGGTCCAGACAGCGCGGATAGTCCCAGCAGCCCTGATCGCACTTCCGGTCCCCGGTGCCCATGCGGTACGGGCACTGGGCCATGTCGCCCGTCATGGCAACCGGACGCCGTCGAGCGGGCAGCCCTCATCGCAATGGACCTCTTGGCACATGAGACAGCACAGGTGGCCGTCATCATGTAGCGCGTAGGTCTCCACCGTCGTGGCCAACATCTCCAGTTCCGGCGCCGATCGAGCCTCGTCGTCCCACTCTGACAACTGCCGCAGAGTCTCGACCACCGCTCGGACGCGGATCTCGCGCTCTTCCCGCTCCACCTAGATCACCACTCGCACCCGGACGCCCGGGTCGCCATCGCCCACCTTCGACCCGGACAGCCGGACCACCTGCACGTCATCTTCGTAGACGCCGGCGTCGGTCAGCGCGTCGAGCACGTTGCGATAGAGCTTGTCCAGGTCGCCCGACCGCGGCGCGGTCGGATCCCCGGACAGCACGAACGCCAGGTCGACGGCCACCGCGCAGTCCAGCGGGAATCCCTGCGTCGCATCGCGCTTCGCCTGCTCGGCCAGGTACGCCACCAGCTTTCGCCAGCGCTTCGACGCCGGCGAGTCCTGCAGGACCGGGCGGCCACCGCCCCGCCCCGAGTTCACGACGTCGAGCGAGCCCTTCGTCTTCGGCGGGCCGGGCACCCAGAAGTTCAGCACCTCGATGCCCTGGATCACGCCCGGTACCGCACGTTCGCCGCCGCGTAGTGCGCTGCGGCGATGGCCGCCCACGCCTGGGCTGCGGCCGACAGCGCCAGGGTATCGCCAACCTCGCGATCGACGATCATCTGCGCTTCGAACAGCGCAGCGTCGCCCAGGCGGCAGTGCTCGGCCCGCCACGACGCCGTGCCCGCTTCCCCCTGGCGAGGAGCGGGCCGCGCCGTCGATGACACACCGGGCGGCACCACTCGACCGCCGCACGTGCACGGGTCAGCGTGATCGACCACGCCGCCCGACCGCAGATGGCACTGGGCCAAACCCTCAGCCATTGAGCACCGTCCCCCACAACGCCGCCGCCGACACCACGATCAGCGCCACGCCGGCCACCGCGACCACGTAGCCGGTCGTCTCGCTGACGTCGTACCAGCGCGGCGCCCGCCGCGTCCGGGCGCTCATCGCTTGCCGGGCCGGGGCTGGACGGGATGCGGCTGGGGGCGGGGCTGCGGCGGCAGCGGCTTGGGCTGCGGACGCATCGGGGGCGGCGGCTTGGTCGGCTGCACGGGGTGGCTTGGCATGACGGAAACCTACTTCCAGACCTAGTGAAACGTCAAGTGCTCAGCGTGTCCACGCGCCGAGCAGCGGGTCAATGCGCTTGCTGGCCAGCACCAGGGACACCATGTTGGAGACCTCGCCCGAGCGCGCCCCGGGCGGCACGAAGACGCGCAGCCGTTCGGCCAGGGCGGACAGGGCGGCGCTGGGCGGCTTGGCCCGCCACGAACGCTCCCGGGTCGCCGTCATCTTCTCGACCGGCGTGACCGCACCCTCAGCCCAGGCCATGGCGTACGCCAGATCCTCGACGCCGGCCACGATCTCCTGGCGGACCAGCGGGCCCTTTTTCGACACCGCCACCACGTCGTAGCCGCAGAACGCGCGCTCACCGCGACTGTTTTGCGACAAACCAAAATGCGTCAGCCAGTCGGCCGCCCGCTTCGGCGCTCCGGGCACGATCATGATGTACCGCTCGCCGGCCTCGATGAAGAACACGCCGGCGCGGGTCCGCAGCCACGCCATCGACGACCCGGCGAAGAGGTCAACCTCCGTGGTGACCAGCGCCCCGTCGCGCAGCCCGAGCGCCTGGCGCGCGTCCTGCTGGCCAGGGGCCAATTCTTCTGGATCTTCCAGGCCAATGTCCGACTCGTCCCGCAAGTCGTCATCGCCACGCTCGTCGTCGTCCGCCCGCTCCGGCTTGTCCCCGAAGAGCGTGATGCCCGAAATCAGGGAATGCTGGGTGGTCGCGCCCACCACGTCGAGCAGCAGCGCGTCGGTCTTACCGGGCCACGGGCGCAGCACCCGGCCGGCGATCTGGATGTAGAGCCCACGCGACCGGGTGGGCCGCGCGATCACCGCGCAGTCCGCGGCCGGATGGTCGAAGCCTTCCGTGAGCACCATGCAGTTCGTCAGAATCTGCGTTTCCCCAGCCCTGTACGCGTCCAGGACGGCCTTTCGCGGCCCGGCGCCCAATCCCCCGTGGATGAGCCCCACGGTCCGCCCAGACGCTCTCAGGGCGTCGCCGATCACCTCAGCGCTGGAGACCGTCGGGGCGAACAGCAGGATCTTGCGATCGTGCGCGTGCTCGGCGACCGCCTTCGCGATGGCCTCAGGCGCCAGCGAGTCCTCGATGGCCTGCCCCAGGTCGCCTTCGCGGTAGTCCCCGCCGGACGTCCGCACGCGGGTCAGGTCCAAGTCGTCGACCTGGACGTGCAGGCCCCGCGGCCGCACCAGGTACCCGTCGGCGATGCCCTCGGCGATGGTGCGGGTGTGCACGACGTTCTGCCAGACCTCGCCCAGGGCCAGCTCGTCGCCGCGCATCATGGTGGCGGTGAGCCCCAGGGCCACCGCGCTGTCCGGGCGGATCGGCCCCAACGCCCCGTAGTGCGTCAATATGGACATATAGGTAGATGCAACGCTATGGTGACATTCGTCAACAATTACTAACCCAACGTCGCGGATCATGCGCCGGCGGTTCTCCCCGCGCAGGGTCTGCACCGACGCGCAGACGATCTGGGCCAGGGTCTCGTTGGCGTTGCCCTGGACGCGGCCCACCCGCAGGTCCGGCGCGGCGTCGCGGAACTTGCGCATCATCTGGTCGACCAGCTCGGTGGTGTGCGCGATGGCCAGCACCCGCCGGCCCGGGTTCTCCGCGACGAACCGCCGCCCGATGGCGGCGAACCCGACGGTCTTGCCCAGCCCAGTGGCCCAGACCAGGGCGGGCCGGCGCATGCCGCGCGACCACGCCCCGAACACCGCCTCGACGCCTTCGGCCTGGTACGGGCGCAGCGCCAGCATCGGCGCGGTCACAGGTCGAGCCTGACCGGCTTGACCCAGCCCCGCGCGTCCAACGTCAGGCCGACCCGCGCGCCGAACCAGAGGGTCCATCCGGCCCGCCAGGGCTCCGCTGAGCCGCGAACCTGCACCCCTGCACCCGTGTACGCGGACTGGCCCGCCCGGGTCAGCCTGGTGCCGTTGGTCGACCCGAGGTCCACCACCCAGAGCGTCCCGTCGTCGTGGCGCACGATCCGGGCGTGCTCCGGCGAGACGAACCGGTCGGCCACGCTCAGCTGCACGACCCCCAGACCGCCCGAGCCCACGACAATCGACTTCACGCCGCCACCGCCGTCAGGCCGGCCCGGGTCATCCGGGCATCGATCAGCGGCAGGTAGTCCGCGCTCTGCTCAATACCGATGCAGCGCATGCCCTCGGTCACCGCGGCCTCGAGCGTCGTGCCGCTGCCCGCGAACGGGTCGAGCACGATTCCGTCGGGCGGCGTGGCCAGCCGGACGAGCCAGCGCATGAGGTCGAGCGGCTTCACGGTCGCATGCGCTTCACGCCTAGCCGGTGCGCCGCAGTTTACGCAGACGCTTGTCTCTGACCACTCGCTCAATGTGGCAGGGTCGGCAGCGACCGTAGAGCGGCCATCCTTCGGCCGAGAAATACCAATACTCGGCGTCGACCGGCTTGAGTCGTCGACAGACACCGCAGGGCTTCCACCAGACATCGCCGCGGAGTTCGCATCCGGAATGGATGCGCTTGTGCTCAAGCTTTGTGACGAGTTGAAGATTTCCGGGGTCATTGTCGAGCTTGTCGCCATTCCGGTGATGGACGTCGTGCCCGTCGGGAACTGTTCGGCCGTGCTCCCGCTCCCAGACGTAGACGTGCTCCATGACTTGCCTACGCCCGATTCTGATGCGTCGATAGCCCTTTGCGGTGATTGATCCGGCCATGGCTTAACTGTTTCACAGTTGCACGAAGGTCGCCAGTACTCCGGGCGCTCACGCGTGGGCGCCTTGGCCTGGTACCGGAACACCGGGAAGAACCGCGACGCCCCGCCGGCGTCGGCACCCCGGGCCGGCGTGCACTCCTCCTGGCCGGCGAACTCGCCGTAGGCGTCACGGAACTTGTCACTGCTGCGCCGGGTCGGATTCGCGCCCGACTTCAACGTCCCGCTCTGCTCGTCGAGCTCGGCCGCGGCCACCTCGTCGAGGGCGACATTGGCCGGCCAGCGGCCAACCCAGGCTCGCCCTGCGGGCTCGGCGCAGTTTGGCCCCGACATGCTGTCGCTCTGGCCGGCCGAGCGGCCATGCTGCGTGATGGGGGCATCGCCCACCCGGCACGCGTCGATGTTGAGTGCCCCGGTCCCATGGGCCAGCACGTTCGCGGCCACCGTCCCGACCAGCGGCTTGCGGGCAACGACGATCGGCTCATGGGCCGGCTTGAGCGCCGTGCCCCACCCCGCCCAGCGCTTCGCGTCGTCGGTCGCGGGGGCCTTGATCGCTCGACTGACGCGCTCACGATCGCCCTGGCCCGCGTTGACAACGCCGGGTTCGTTCCATCGCTCATCTATGGCGAGCACCTCGGCATTCGCCCATGGCTCACCTGGCGTGCCCTTGCGTCCATTGAGGCGCCAGACCTCAATGTCCATCTCGTCGCTGAATCCGATCAGTTCGCGCAGATGCAGCCATTGGTCCCACTGCGGGACCTGCGCGCGGTGCGGCAATCGGGACAGCCACCAGCCGGCCATGTCGGAGGTGCCCATGTGAGCATCAACATGGGCACGGGTGACGGCGGCGGCCTCGGCTTGATCTGCGAGCCAGGCCGCGACACGCGCGACGTCGGAACCGTCGTCGCGGCGTTTGTCGATCGCCTTGCTGACGTCGAGCGACTTCGGAAAGCCGGACCCGTACAGCCAGGCGATCGAGTCGCGGATCTCGAAACCGGCGTCCTCGATGGCGCAGGCCATCCGGTGCGCCGTCCGCGTCCCGCCGAACGCCAACAGGTGTCCGCCAGGCTTGAGCACGCGCAGGCAGTGCTTCCACAGCTCGACGTTGTACGCGATGCCCGACGCGTCCCAGGTGTGGCCCATGAACCCCAGCTCGTAGGGCGGATCGGTGACGATCGCGTCGACCAGGTCATCGGCCAGCCCGCTCAGGGCCTCCAGCGCGTCGCCGTGGTAGCGCACCACCCGCACGTCCCCGGCGCTCACGCCGCCACCAGCGCGGCCGCAACGGCCTGCGACTCCAGCCACCAAACCCGACGCAGCGCCGCCTCGAGCCGGCGGGCCACGTCGCGATCAACACCGCCGAAGGCCTTCCGCTGCTGGCGCGACCGGTACCGGGCCAGGTCCAGAGCGGACAGCGCCCGCGTCATCTCGGCGTCCAGCAACAGCCGCTCGGTGCTCTCGTCTCCCATGGCCACGACGCTACCCACGACCAAGTGACACGTCAAGTAGTCTCGCGGCCTGGCGACGGAGGCCTTCCAGCGTCGCCAGGTTCCGCCGGGCGCAGCAGCCCTCCGGCACCGCGGACAGGTCGTAGCGCCCCCAGCACGGGCACCCCCAGGGCTCGTCCTTCCCGCAGTCCCGCGGGCGGGCCCAACACAGGCACGGGTAGGTCTCGGTCGTCAGGACGTCGCGACCGACCACCTTCGACGCCCCGATCCAGGTCACCGGCCAGTCGACTTCGGGGCGGAAGCCTTGAGCGCTTCGATCAGCTGCTCGTTGGTCATGTCCGAAACCTGGCCGCGCTCACGCTCCCAGACCTTCGACACGCTAGGCGCAGCCCGGATCATGGCCTCATCGGAGGAGTAGAACCGCCACGCCCCCATCTCCGACAAAGAGACGACATGGCGGGTCCACTCGTCACCACTCATCCATGAGAACGTGACAACGAAGTAGAACCCACCGCCGAGCGACTCGATGACTTTTCCCTGCCATCCGCGAGTAACGTCGGAATGGAAGAATGACCCGACGAACTCGTTGCTAAAAATCACATCTTCCTGCTCGGCGGCGCCCACGGGGTTGGCCCCTTTCTTCGGTCGGTTGTGCTGCACATTGTGGATCGGCCGCTCGGCGATGATGGCCAGCCGCTCGGCCTCGACGACCTCGGCCCTGGTCGGGTAGCGCTGGACGGTCATGCGGGCGACGCTCTGCCACCAGGCCTTCCCGTGGTGGTGGTCGCGCAGTCGGGTCGGCAGGTTGACCGTGAGCCCGATGTAAAGCAGCGCCCCTTGATCATCAAAGAAGCGGTAGAGCGCATGCTCTGAATCATGAATCGGATTCATATTTCAAGCCCCCTTACTCTCTGTGTGCGCTTCGTTACTCGACCGCCCCCCATGGCCTGAGCGGTGGTGGTGTGGTGCGCCGCTCTTTATAGGCGCAGCACCACCACTCAGCCGTGGGTGCTGCGTCTCAGTACTACGCCGTAGCACTTACGTAGCACCACCGGTAGCACTTGACTCTGCCTCTTGAGGCTTTGCGCCGTGATGGTGGTATTTGGAGTTATTTGGGCCACTCTCGATCCAGGCCAGGTTCCGATCAACGAGCCAGACGACAGCAGCCCTGATCCGCTGCGCCCGCCACCCGCCGCACGCGTCACTGAGCTGGTTCTGAGTGGCAGGGGTGGCCTCGGACCACTCGCGCAGCACCTTCGACACCTGGGCCACGTCGCCCTCCAGGGCGGCCTCTTTCCGCCCGTGCCCGGGCCGGCCAATGCTCAGATGCCGCGTCGCCAGGTCAAATTGCAGCTGCGTCTCCGGCAATTCAACATCGCGCCCGGTGGCCCGGATAAAGCGCTTTCCCTCGATCGAGGTCAGGTACCAGATGGCGTCGGCCCAGTCCTCGACCCGGCCCGCCCCGCGCATTGATTCCGCCCCCGACTCGATCTCATTCTTATTCGACGAGTGGGCCGGCATGACGATTTCCTTGACGCCGGCCTCGAGCTTAATCTCATCCAGGACGCCGGTGAAGATGTTGGCCTGGCCGTTGTCGTTCTCGTTGAGCACCACGCCCTGCGCCGCCCGCAGATACGGGTCGGGCACCCAGACCTCGATCTGGCGCTCGCGCAGCCACGCGGTGACGTAGGCGCGCACCTGCGACACGTTCAGGCTCAGAGCCGACCCGCGCAGGTGCAGGACGTGGACGCGTTCCTGGTTCTGAATGCCCAGGGCGCGCAGCCAGGCCCGCTGTTGGCGCTCAGTGTTCTCGTAGTTGAACAGCGCTACGCCGCCGGTCACCGGGGTGCAGGCGTGGCCCAGGAACGGCACGCCGTCGGCCAGGGACCGGATGAGCTCGCCGATGAGCGTGGTCTTACCGGTCTTGCGCGGGGCGACCACCACGCCGTTACCCTCGGCCGGCAGCAACCCCGCGATTCGCCAGACGACATCCGACTCTGGCAGCGTCAGCTCCAGAGCAAGGTCTCCGTAGGTGATCGGTTTCCGCCACGAGCGCAGAAACTTGGCCTGCTCGACCTGGCGCTTGGCTTCCTCGTTGACGTAGATCTTGCTGACCGCGACGGCCACCGCGTGGTCCCAGGCCGAGAGTTCTGACTGCTCAATGGGTCCGTTGATCAACTGGCCAGCAATATCGGTCGATGTCCCGGGAACGCCCGGTGACGTGAACGGGTTGGCCGGATCCTGTCCGGCCTGATCAAAATCGGACGGCATCACCGGGGGCGTCCAGGCGGTGCCGGTGATGCCCAGCGGTGGCGGCGGTGGCACGCCGGTCCCGCCTTTGCGCGCCACCGCGTTGCGCCACTTCTGGTCGGCCTCAGCCCCGGTGAACGGAGACGAGCCGTTGCCGCTGGCCACCGCGGCCGCCGCCATGAAGTGCGGATAGGCGTCGTCGAGGGTGACCACGTTCCAGTCCGAGTTGCAGATCTCGACCAGGCGGATGGCCACCCCGAACGCCACGTCGTCGCGCGCACCTTCCGGTGCCCGGGCCAGCCGCTCGAGTTCTTCCTGGAACACGCGGGTCAGCCAGGAGTCCCACAGGTGACTGACGCTGACCGGGGCCAGCACCGCCGCCCCGTCCGGCACCGCGGTGGCGCCAGCCGCCTGTGCCGGCTCGATGGGGCGCAGCATGTCCAGCAGCCACTCGGGCGCTGGCGACAGCGGGAAGTCGGCCAGCACCAGGTAGGAACCCTCGGGTCGCACCGACGGCGGGGCGACGACCTGGCCACCCCGGCCGCGCACGTCGATGCCCACCGGCAGCCGGCCCGCCCTGCGCCCGTGCTGGGCGTTGCGCGGCTCGAAGTCCTCGGGCAGCAGGAAGTAGTAGTGCAGGCCGCCCGACGGCGTCTTCACGACGTAGGTCTCCGGCAGCTGTCCGTACGCGGCCACCAGGCCGGCCAGAGCCTGCATGCCGCCGTTCTGAGGGTCGACGTCGAGCACCCAGAGCCCGGACACCAGTCCGGTCAGAATGCCCACGTTGGCGTCCGGATAGAGCGTCCAGGCGGCGGCGACCTCGGCGGCCGTCCTGCGACCCTTGTTAGGCCAGTCAGTCTCGATCGGCAGCTTCGCGCCGGCCCGCACCGGGATGACGGCCCAGCCGCGCGCACAGTACGTCTCGGCGAACTGTGAGATATTGTGAATCGTCACCGAAAGTTCAGACCTTTCTGTTGACGACGTCGAGCCCGGTGCCACAAGCGCCGGGCTTCGTCATGTATGGAGTTGGGCCGACCCGCTCGCCCGAGCGAAGGCTACGCCTCAGGCCAGCGTGGACGGGTCCAGCGCACCGGATGCCAGCTTGGCCTTGATGCGCGGGAGGCCCTCGTTGATGATGGCGCGCATCACCGAGGCCTGGCTGACGCCGTACTCGTCGTGCAGGGCCATGACGCCCTCTTTGACGGTGGGCACCACCAGGGCAACCAGCTGCTCGGTGAAGCGGGCCGGCGCGCGCACGGCTCGCGCGGAACCTCCGCGACCGGCACGTTCTGTCTTGACTACCATGGGCGCGACGGTACTTGACGTGTCACTAGGTGGTCAACTACCGTCCGCCCATGCCCATGCCAGGATCCATCAACCATCCCGCCATGCCCGAAGCCGCCCTACTTCACCTCGTCGAGCGCGCCCTGCCCGACCACGCGTTCCGTTCGTCGGAGCACTCCTGGACCTGGACCCGCCCGAGCGGCGTCTGGCACCTGAACGTCTCACGCCAGGGTGACGACCTCACGCTCAAGGCGCGCCTGGACGGCTCGCCGAGCGTACTGCAGGTCGTCGTGCGCACCACCGTGCCCGAGGTCAACGCGGCCATTTACTGGCTGGTGGCGGTCGGTGCCATCGACCGCCACCCCGACGCCCCGCAGTCTGCTCAGCCCCGCCAGCGATGAGCACCGCCACCAGGCCCCGGCGCCCCGTGCGCCCACCGCTCACCCCGACCGAGTTGGGGCAGGAGTACGCGGTTACCCAG